CGCGTCGCGCCACCGCGCGAGGTCATCGCCCTCGATGGCGTCCACGAAGTAGTCGCCCATGGTGGGCAGGATGTCGTTGTCGAGGTAGCCGGCGTACAGGTCGCGCGTCGACTTCTTGAGGCTAGCCCTTTTCGCCAGACTCCATGATGCTGCGTATGCTGACAGGCGGACCCGCTCGGTGGGCTGGGCGGGCAGCTCGGACTCGAGCCTTGCGAGGGCCTCCAGGCGCAAGGTCGCGGCTTCCCGGTCGCCCTTCGCCTCGACCACCGCGTCGAGGTTCATCTTCTTGCCGTTCTTCGCGTTCGTCACCTCCCCGCGCAGCCGGTACTTCCCGGGCTCGCCCTCGAGCCGCGACACGCCCGGGTACTTGGTCTTTATCGTCTTCGCTCTTGCCATTCCCCAACTCCTCGTCGTGACTCCCCGGCAGGCCGCCCTCGATGTATCGGTCGAGCGTGCTTGCGCGAAACATCGAGACGCCGTTACGTCCTCGTCCGTCCGGCTTCAGCTTCCCCCGTAGGACCGCCTTGCGGAGCCCGGCGGGGGTCAAGCGGACGTAGGTAGCAGCCTCGTCCGTAGCGAGCCAGGCGCCCGGCGGGTGGGCCGTCGGGGGTGGCAGGTCTCCGGCTCGGCGTCCCATCACGCCTCCTGCGGGAGCGTTGGCCGGTCGTCCTCGTCGCCGAGGTCAGCCGCCGAGTACTCGCTGCTGTTCTTGCGCGTCGCCGGCTCGAGGAGCCCGCACGCTTCGCACACCACGCTGTTGCCGTGGTCGCAGTGCATGAAGCGAAAGTGCGACTCGCACCGGGGGCACGGTGTGTGCCCGAACTGGTTGTAGTTCTCATTCGGATCGCTCATCGGAAACCGCCTTTCAGTCTGCACTCGCCCGAGCACGTGAGAGGGAGCCAGTAGCCGCGCTCGTAGCTTCGATCGTTCACACAGTGGTTGGTCCAGCCGTGAGGGAGGGGCGCGTCCACGCCGCCAGGCCTCGGGGTTCGACACACGTGGCACCAGGGCTCGCTGAGGTTGCGCTTCTTGGGCAGCACCACCAGCTTCGCCAGAGTCGTGCGCTTGCGTCCCATGGTCAGAACGGAATGTCGTCGTCGAACTCCATCTGCTTCTGCGGCTTCGCGCCGCGGTTACTGTCAGCCGCGCTCGGCCCCATCTGCTGCCGCTCCTGCATCGCGCCACCACGGCTCGTGCTGAGGAGCTCGACGTGGCCCACGTGGATGTCCGTGTACGTGATCTTCTTGCCGTCGCGCTCGCTCTCGCGATAGCGAACCTCCCCCTCCACCGCGACCTTCGTGCCCTTCACCAGGTACGGCAGAACGCCGTTCCAGTGCTCCCCCCAGCCGGTGCACCGATGCCACTCGGTGCGCTCCTGCCTGCCGCCCTTGCCGTCCTTCCACTTCGCCGTCGTCGCCAGACTGAAGCTGATGAGCTGCTGCCCTCCCTGCGTGTGCTTGCTCTCTGCGTCCTTGCCCAGGTGTCCAATCAAGATGACTCGGTTCATGCGCGTGGCCTTCCGTTGGTACCCCCACCATTGGAAACCCCCATCAGAACTCTTCGTCGTCGCTCGTGAGCGCCCGGATCACCGCAGGGTCCGGGTTGCCCTTCATGATGTACTCGATGAGCTTCTGCGCAGCCTTCGCCGTCACGTTGCGCGCATCGATGCCCGCGCGGCTCAGCTCGCGCGCCTGGCGCTCGGAGACCATGCCGCGCTTCTTGCGCACCATCAGCCCCTCGATGACCTTGGTCGCAGCACGCGCGCTCATCGTCTTGAGCTCGGTCTCGGCGAAGCCATTCGCGCGCAGGTAGTCGCGCTGCTTGTGCGACATGGGCTTGAACCCGTACTCGGTCGAGTACTTCTGCACGCGCTGCTCGACGTCGCCCGACTGGCGGAACGGATTGAACTCGTGGCTCACCGACTTCACCCTGGACTGCACCTTCTTGAGCGCCTCCTGGCGAGCCTTCCTTTCGAGCTCCTTCTGGATGAGCTCGCGGGCGCGCTCGAGGGCCGTCTTCACGTCGAGCTCGCCCTCCTCCTCAGCGAGCTTCTTCGCTGCCTTGCGCTCGGCCTCGGAGTAGTCGCCCCCGAGCAGATCGTACGGGGTGATGAGCGCGTGCCGGGTGTTGTTCCCGACGAAGTCGACGATGAGGCAGCCGCGCTTGTCGCTCTCGGAGATGGCGTGCCGGCGGGCCTCGTCGCCCTCCTTGCCCTTGATGGACTCGACGACGCCAGGCAGCGTGCGCGTGCCGCGCCCCACCATCTGCGCGTACAGGCTGCGCGACTTCGTGGGGCGGGCCAGCCCGATCACCGACGCACTCGGCGCGTCGAACCCCTCCGTCGCAACCATACAATTGCTCAGAAACTGGAACTCGCCCCGCTTGAAGCGGTCCATGATGATCCGCCGCTCGTCCTTCGGGGTCTCGCCGCTGACGAACGCCGCGCTGTTCGGCTTGATGGCGTTCAGGCGCTCGCACGCGAGCTCCGCGCACTCCACGCCCGGGAAGAAGATGACACCCTGCCGGGTGCCCGCGTGGTGGATCATGCCCTTCACGATGCCCTCGACCCCGGGCAGCGTCTTCGCGTTGAGCTGCTCGATGCTCAGGTCGCCGTCCTTCGACTTCACCAGGTCGAGGTCAATCTCCTTCACCGTCACAGCCTTGCCCTTGATGGGCACGAGGTAGCCGTGCTCGATGCCCGAGCGCAGGTCCATCGTGTACGCGGTGTCGTCGAACACCTTGCCCAGCGCCTTCTCGTCGGCGCGGTCCGGTGTCGCCGTCACGCCCAGCACTCGAGCGTTCGGGAAGGCCTCGAGCACAGACTGGTAGGTCGCGCTCACCGCGTGGTGCGCCTCGTCGATGATGATGAGCCCGAACTCGCCGTTCTTGCGCAAGCGCGCGAGGCGGTCCGGACGGTACACCGACGCGACGCTGCCGACCACGATGCGCGCCTTGTGGCTGTGCAGGTTCGCCTGCTCGATCTCCACCGCCTCGCCCGTCATCTGCTCGAGGCGATCGCGAGCCTGCGTCACCAGCTCGTCGCGGTGCGCGAGCACCAGCACGCGGCCCTGCTTCCAGCGGTGGGCCACGACGCTGAACACCTGGGTCTTCCCGAGGCCCGTGGCGAGCACCAGCATCGTGCTGCGCAGCTTCAGCAGGCTCGCCTCGATGGAGAGCACCGCGTCCTGCTGGTACCAGCGAAGCGACTCGAACGAGCACACCGTCGTCCGGGGCGTGAGCACCGGCGCGAACATGTCGAGCGTGCGGTTGTCCTTCACGACTTGCCCAGCGCCTTCTCCACGAGAGCCAGGAGCGGCGTGGGTTCCCAGTTGCGGGGCATGGCGCGCCAGTCCTCGAGGATCCTGCTGATGCGGTGGAGCGTCGCCTCGAGCTGCACGTTGCGCGTGGTGAGCTTGAAGACGTCGGTCTCCAGCAGGCTGCAACGAGACTTGAGGGCCTCGAGCTCGCAGCGGCGCTGCGGGCTGACGCTCTGCGCGTCGCTCAGGGCCGCGTTCCGTTCCACCATCAGCGTTCGCATCGCGTCCAGCTCTTCGTTCGTCATGGCACTTCTCCTTGTCCCTCACCATTGATCCTCGTCTACTTCCGCTGGCTCCTCCTCTTCTTCGTAGAGGTCGCCGACAAACTGCGCGCTCTGGTACTTCTCGCGCACAATGCGCCTCGGGGGCTGCATCGTAAGCGGATCGAGCAGGTGCCCGCCATGGTAAACCAGGTACGCGGTCAGGAGCTCCTCGGGGGTCCTCGACCACACCTCCTGGCTCACCCAGCCGGCCCCCTTGCAGCCCATGCACGTCGGCCGTACCGCGACGGTGGACTTGCAATAGGGGCATAGGTGCTCAGGCAACAGCGAGCGCGCGAGCGCTGCGAGCTTGTGCGCTGCATTGTACAGGCGCTGCGCATCCGGCAGCGCAGTCGGGTGGGCCATCAGGGGCCCGAGCTCACGCTGGTCGTTGCGCAGGCGCAGGTCCATGTTGCGCAAGGCGATGCGGGCCGTGCGGGCCTCCTCCAGGAGCCCGGGGGCCGGTTGCCAGTCATGGCATCGCAGCTCCCACTCGGGCTCGGGTTCGCGCTTGCTCTTCTCGGCGAGCCTGGGCTGCGCATCGAACGTCCGCATCGTGCGGTGGGGGATGCCCAGGATGTCACCCACCCAGTTCCGCGCGACTCCGCGCACGTTCTGCTGCCGCAGGGTCTCTGCGCGCAGCTCGGTGCCCTCTTGCGCCCAGGCCTTGAGCACGTCCTGCTCGGTGAGCGTCACCAGGTGGGCCACGAGCAGGCCCGTGCGGATGCGCCGTTTCTTGGTCTTCGCGTCGTCGAGCTTACGCAAAATGGCGAGCTCTTCCTTCGAGCAGCTCACCACCTTGCACAAGCAGAACGTCGTCTGGTTCACGTGGTGGGCGGCAACCACCACCTCGCCCCACAGAAGTCTGCCCTCGGGTGTCACAACGGGGGTGGGCACGTCGGCTCCATGCTGGAGGCGCTTGACCACGCGCAGCGTCACGTCGTTGTCGTGCCGAGCCAGAAAGCCTGGCGCAGTCGACAACGACGCGATCGCCCTCATGTCCTCCCCCACGAGTTTCACGGCTCGCCCTCACCCAGCCGCGGCGTGATCGCCTCGGGCACCGTGTGGTTGACCCACTTGAACGACTCGAAGTCGGCCCCGAAGACAGTGTACTGCTCGATGATCTCCGGCTGGTCGCGCTCGAGGCGTTTGCGGTCTAGCGACGCCCGTCCGCGTGAGCGCACCGGCTTCCAGATCTTCTGGCGCTCGGGGTCCACGAGGCCCCCCTGCTCGCGTGCGTACGCTTTGACCAGGTCTTCGACCCTCTTCGCGGTGTCGGCAGCTCGCTTCGCGAGCACCAGGGCCTCAAGGGCGTTCTCGTGGGTGATGCCGCCCTTGTGGGTGAACGGCGCAAGCGAGGTCTCGGCCAGCTCGACGGGGAGCAGGTACTGCGGGCAGTGCGGGCGCCCGTAGCAACTCGAGCAGTGCGTGCCGACATTGAACTCGCCTCCGTAGTTGCGCGCCGCGGCGATCACCCGGTCGAGATTCTTCTCGGCCTGCTCGCTCCACCCGTCCACGTAGCCGGTCCAGTCCCAGACGCCTTCCGTGGCGTCCCAGATGCCGGTCACGTAGCCGTCGCAGTCCTCGCGCGCCGCGATGGCGATGGCGTAGCCGACAGCCTGCAGAGTGCGTGCGCCGTCGGGCGCGGCGTATGCAGACTTCTTCAGGTCCGCGACGTAGGCGATCCGCTTGCCGCCAAACGCGCGGTGGTCGACCACCCAGTACAGGTCGCACGTCCCGTCCAGGATGGCCTCCTCGGAGTCCTTCTCGCAGAACGAGCCCTGCGCAGTCAGGCCCACCGGGATCTCCTTGTGGGCGTCCGCGTACTCGAGCCAGAGGCACGCAGCCGCGGGGTCCGCGTTCGCCAGGGTGGCGATCGGGGCGATGAGGCTTGCCAGCTCGCTCTGCTGTTCGTCGCTCAGCCTTGCGGCGAGCTCCGCGGCGTTCTCCGCCCCCGAGCACTTGGCATGGTAGGCCGTGCCGACGTCCGTGTTGGTGTTGCCGGCGCCCTTGGCCGACATGATCTGCGCCTGCCCGCAGAACTGCAGGACGGGCAGAGACGACATGCGGGCCTTCACTTGGCCCCCACCTTCTGGCTCTGCTGGATGAGCCGCTGGTTGAGCGTCTCGAGGCACGTCTCGAGCTGCTCCACGGTGAGCTCCGCGCAGAAGTCGGGCCCGTCGCCGATTCCGAAGGGCGTGCCGCCGTTGACGGTGTCGTACACGAACAGCGCCACCTGGCTGCGCACGTTGAGCCCGACCTTCTTCGCCAGCGCCAGCATGTCGCCGAGCAGGGTCGCGTGCTTCGCGCTCGAGGGCGTGCCAGGCGCCTTCACGAAGTCGCCGCGGGGATCGCTCCTCTCGCGTGCCAGGGTGCGCTCTGCAGGCCCAGGGCGCCTGACACTCACGGGACCCGTGGGACGCTTCGCGTCCTGGGCTTCGACCGCAACGTCGCCGTGCACGTGGCCCTCGTCCATGTCGCCGTCGGCCGCGAGCACCAGCACGGAGCGGTAGCAGTAGCGCTGGAGGTAGGTGGTCTGGCCACCAAATTGCTTCTCTTCACCCGCAGGCGTGAACTCGAACTTGAAAACCAGGCGACCGCCATGCGCGTGCGCGAGGATCACCAGCTGCTTGGTGATCTGGTCATTGCCCGTCACGAACGGCATGAGCAGCACCAGTCCGTTGGCGGTGAGCGGCGCCGTCGTCGCAGCGAGCATCACCTCCATGGGGGCGTACCTGAACTTGTACAGAAGGCGGTTGTCCTTCCTCACCTCCACCTCGCGGGTGCGCTTCACCTCACCGAAGCTGCCGCGCGCGGACGCCAGGGCGCTGTACAGGGCCGCGATCTGCGACTCGGTGCCGCGCTCCTCGAAGTCGCTCACCGTGGGGCGCGTGTAGATGTCCTCTTCGCGCACGCGGCGCGGCTCGGGCGCCTTCTGCACCATGTCATTCGCGATGGAGCGGACGACGGTACGCACGTCCACCTCCCCGCTTCCTTCGTTCACGTTGTCCATCATCTTCGTTCCTTTCATAAAGCCTATGGAACACTCTCACACTTGCGGGTGAGAGGGCTCGAAGGGTTTACGCACGGCCACCTGAGAGCACGCGAGCCCTGTCCTCGAACGCGCGCTTGAACCGCTGCGCACGCTCCCCGAAGTAGAACAGGCACGAAGGGAAGGGTGCAGACGCGGGTGCGTTTACGAACGTAAGCCGGCCGCGCCAGAGCGCAACGGCCTGGCACGCGTCGAACGCTTCGCCCCACCAGACTGTGTCCGGTCGCGCAGGGGTGAGCATGATGATCTCGTTCGCGCCAGGCGCGGCGGCGAGGCACACGCGCGAGACCCATTTGTGCAGCTGCCTGCCGTAGGGAGGGTTCACGTAAATGAGCCCCGTAGTCTCCCAGCTCTGCATGGTCTCCCAGCTCTGCAAGAAGGCGTTGTCCGCCTCCGTGTAAAAGACCGAGGCGCCGCAGGGGTTGAGCGCGTTCGTGCACGGGTCGAGCGCGATGGGGCCCACCCGCAGCACACGCTCCAGCACGCACGCAGGCGTGCACCAGTCCAGCTTCACGCTGCTCAGGCCAGGACCACCCGCCTCGAACATGCTCAGCTGCGTGCCCATCACTGGCTCCCCGCGCAGGTCCTGGCGTTGTGGCAGCTGTCCACCAGACCACCCAGCGCGAACGCGAGCAGGATGGCAGCCACGATGGTGAACTCGTTCATGACGTCTTCTCCAGCGCGTCGAGCACTTCCTCGAACACCGTGCGCGTGTCGCGCATGTCCTGCTCGAGGGCCTTCTCCATGAAGGAACCCTCGGGCTCGCCCTTGCGCATCTCGTAGAGCTCATCGAGGAACAGGGTCCGCGCGCGCATGATGAGCCTGCGCTTCCGTTCGACGTTCATGGCTCCACCTCGGCAGCCGGGCTCAGGACATGAACGCGCCACAGGTCTCCGTCGTCATCGGAGCCCCAGTACTCGCGCAATCCATGCCCGGCATCAACCCAGTCATCGGAGCGGCTGCCCAGCTCCGTGACCAGGTCCACCCACTCCTGCGTATCGACAGTTGCGCGCAGCGTGACGATGCGATCCTCGCGGATGCTGTCGTCGATCGCCTGCTGCACTCTCTGGCCTTCCATGTCACGTCCTTTCGCTGAAAATCCCATGAGGCAACGCGAGCACATGCTCACCCGCCCGAGTGACTTTCACGCTGCCCGCTTCCGCAGTAGCCGGTTCGCGGGAACGTTCCCCTTACCCCACCCGTGCGCCGGGATGACGATCGATGCCGCCCGTCCGTCGCACGCTCCGCACTCCACGCACGTGACGCCCGTGCGCTCGTTGTTGCAGACAACGGAGCTACCCATATCAGATCCGTCGCTCGCGCCAGCACGAAAAGTGCCCCAGCCCAGCGTGCGCGCTTTCGTTTCCTGCGCCTCGGTTTCGACGCTCGCCATGAACACTCCACGCGTCCAGCTAGCCCATGGAAAACGCCACTGGTGGGTGTACCCCAGGCGTCCGCTTACGCGCGCGTTCACGCTCGTGACGACTGCTTCTGGCAACATCGCGGGATCTCCGTACGCACCCCAGCGTACAACCACGCCGTCGAAGTGCGAAGCGTCGATTTGCTCGTATTTGCCCGCAATATAGGTGCGGTAGACGCTGGTCGGTCCGTTGCCGACCTGCACGTAGCAGGAGCGACCTTCGTACCCGTACGGCCCGCGCATGGGACAGTAGACGCACACAGAGATGTCGTCCCCCCTGCGGATAGCCTCCACGGGCGCGACGTCCGCGCGAATGATGTACACCTGTGCACATGCACCGGTCTTGCGATTGGCGTTCGACCATACGGATATGGCCACGATGGGCGCGCCGTCGAAGGGACTCGGGCCCTCCCACAGGATGCCGTGCGGCTTCTTCTTCATGACTCGTAACCTCCACGCTGCGCGCGACCGTGGTCGAACGCAGGAGCAAGCGGCGTGTCAGTCCTTCTTGGCGAGGCGCCTGGGCGCGCGCTCCAGCTCGACGCCCCAGTGGGAGCCAACCTCGCCGTCGTCCCACGTGACGCGGTAGCTATCCGACACGCCCAACAGCTTGAACGTGCGGGCGTCGCTGGTGCTGGGGATACATCCACCACGCGCGCGCTCCACGGCCCCGCACCGGTCCGTTCCGATCAGGCGCACCCGTGCGCCCTTGCGATACTTGCTCATCGTCCACCTCCAATGGCGCCCTTGGCGCCTGCACCCAGGCTCGGACCGCCTCCGAGCCGCACGGTCGCTCCAGCAGCCTTGCCAGCCACGTAGCCGTTGTGGTCGCTCACGCGCGAGCTGCGCCCGGAGCGGAGATGCAGCGTCTTCGCGTGGGCGCGAATGGCTGCCGTGCGGGCATCGATGCGCGCAAGGGCGTCGTTGACCCGCACGAGGGAGGCGCCGTTGCTCGCGGCTGCCTCCTGCTTCACCTCCTGCACTGCCTGCCGGGCTGCCTTCTGCACGCGGTCTGCAATCTCGCTTGCGGCTCCGAGGCGGAAGCTCGCGTACCAGGAGCGCGTGGAACCCGTGCGCTTGCCAGGCGCTTCGCGCGCCAGGCGCTCCACCTCGTTGACCAGGTAGGCGAACAGGTAGCGGACGGTATTGGACTGGTCTTTCGTGCCGATGATCTTGAGCGAGGCCACGAGCGACGGGCCCTCGTAGGCCTTGTGCCAGTAGGTCTTCGCGCCGTTGGCCTCCGCGAGGGCGTGGGCCAGGATGCCCTTCCACGAGCACACCTTGCTGCCCAGGGCATGCAGCACTTCGCTGCCGACCACGACGTCCACGTCTGCACCCGTGTCGACGTCGAGCGCGGCCTGCTCGATGTCGTGCGTGGTCATGAGCTTCTGGGCAGCCGCAGCGGCCGCAGAGGCCTCGTTCACGTTGTCGCTCTGCGCGAGGGCGAGAAGCTTCTGGATGCGATCGATGATCTTGGATTTGTCGTTCATGTTACCTCCGCTCTGCGCCCGAGAATGCTCGGGTGCAGGCCGCAGCTAACGTGACTTGGGTTCACCTCCTGAGAGCCAGCGTGCGATGGCCACGCGTGCACGCTCCGAGCCTGCTAGGGCACGGTCGCATGCGAACATGAGAGGGTGGTTTGCGTGCTCTACAGCGTGCGCACGCACGTTGCGGATCGACGCTTCCGTGAGGGAGCGCGCGAGGCGTGAGATGCCTGCATGCTTGCCGCGTGGGGCAGCTACGCGCCTGGCCAGGCCGATGGCCACGTAGCTGCGGGGTTTGGTGATGCGTTTGCCTGAGCGTGGGAGTGAGGCCATGGGCCCGCATCCTATCTCACACCTCATCCGGGTTTTCGGGCGTTTCGGGGTAGTCCAGGTCGTGCAGCTCATCCAGCTCGTTCAGCTCAGGCTCCGGCACTTCCATCTCCGTGCGGAAGGCCTCGATCCAGCTCGAGTACAGCTCCCCAGCGTCCCCATCGCGCCATGCGTCCGAGCGATCGTCGAAGTAGGCCTGTGCCTCATCCGCAATCTCGGTCATGGACTCGTTGTAGCTCTCGATGGCGCTGCGCAGATCGTCGAGCGCGGCCTGGCATTCCGCGATGATCTCGTTGGCACGCTCGGCTGCCTCGGTGTAGGCCGCGCGCTTTTCCTCCACGTACGTCTGCGCGGCATCGATCTTGGTGCGGTGTTCCTTCTTCAGCTTCTTCATGTCGTAACCTCCATGCCGCACCCGAGCAGGCTCGTGTGCAGGAGCAGGCGACGTCACTTGTACGTGTCGACAAAAGCCTCGTAGGCCGCGTCATATTCGCGCGTGGCCTCATGGTAGCTGTGCTCGTCACCACTGCTACCCGTGCGCGTGTACTTGAACCGGCGCACAACCATGTGGCCATGCCTGAAGAGCAGCAAGTCCAGGTCGCGGCGGAAGGCGAAGGGCTTGCGCTCAGCGGACATAGTACGTGACCCCATCGTAATCGAGGGCCGTGTAGTCGTGCATCAGCTCGCGCGCGGCCCACTTCCAATCGATGCACGTGTGTGGCCACTTGGCATCCCTGGAGATCATGCCGCAATCGTCAGCCAGCTCGTGTGCGTGCGTCTCGAAGTAGGACTCGCGCACGAGTTGTGCGCCGTACTGCCAGTCATCGATGTAGGACTCGCCGTAGGTGGCGAGCTTGCGCAGGTCCACAAGCTCGATGGCCTCGTGCTCCGTGCGCTCTTCGTTGTTCTCCAGCTCTTCAATGCGTGCGATCACGTCGCGCGAGTCAATCACGTCTGCAGTGTTGCTTGTGTCGGCCATGTCGTTACCTCCCGGCTACGCGCGAGGGTTCGCGCGCAGCAAGCAAGTAGCGTCAGGGCAGGGTGAGAAGCGCCTCGGAGACAGTGCCGAGCACGTAGCCGCAGAGTGCCATGGCGCCCACGATCTGGCGCACAAAGCCGCGCGTGAGGTAGACGGTATCGCGCACAGCGATGGTGCCGTCCGTGCGCACGTAGGGCACGAGGCCAGGCGTGCGTGCGAGCAGGGTGCGCGCTTCGATAGCCGACGGATCGCCCAGGTTCGCGAGCATGTAGACAGTTGCAAAAGACAGCTTCATTGAAACCTCCATGCGGAAGCGCGACCCACGGTCACGCGCCCAATCGAGCCTTCAAAAGGAGCAGTGCGCTTCACGCATGAGCTTGCGGCGGTTGTTGCCGCTCACGTCGCAGGTGACGTGCTTGGCGCCATAGCGCCACATGCACTCCGCGACACACAGCAGCCAACGACGGCGCGCCTTGCGCCCTTCGGAGCTGGTGCGCGCCGTACCGCGCTCGCACACGAGGGCGCCGTCATACTCGTTCACGATGGCGCCAGTCTGGGCGTGTAGCTCGTATCCGCAGAAGCGCAGCGCGCCATGCATCTCTGCGAGCACGCGCGCATCGCGCACGTCGGTGGACTCGATGTCGGGGACTTCCACGTAGCCCGCTTGCACGTTGTACTTCCCGTGCGTGGCGATGGCGCTGGAGTCGAGATCTTCCCAGTAGGAAAACTCGATCGTGTAGACGGTATGCCCGTCAAGGTGCGTCCACAGGCCATCATCGGACCCTGTGCTGTGGCTGGTGTGCGTGGTTTTCATGTCAGCACCCGTGCGCCTTGCAAAGCTCGCGGTAGACCGCGCGCGCGCCCTCGCTCGTGAGCTTGCAGCGCTCGGCCGACAGGCCCGGCTTGTAGCCCATGCGCGTGAGTCGGCTCAGGTAGCCGTAGGCCTTGCTGTCCTGGCCGTCATGCCAGAGCACGCCGAACACGTAGAACGCATCGCAGATATCGAATCGATCCATGTTGAAACCTCCCGGCTGCGCCCGACCGTGGTCGGGAGCAGCAAGCAGCGTTCAGAACGGAATCTCGTCGAAGTAGCCAAAGCACACGAGCAGTGCAGTCACGCACGCGATGGTGTGCGAGCAGTAGCGCGCGGACCGCGGGCCCACGAATGGCTCGACGTCGCCCCAATCGTAGAACCGGTCCGCGTCGCGCGCCGTCGGTCCGTAGGCTTCGCGCAGGTAGTCACTGTGCGCGAAAGCAGCGTATTCCATCTCTTCAATCTCATCGGGATGCATGTGTCACCTCAGCGCCTCGCACGACTCGGGAGTCATGCGGGCTAGCGGGTCACTTGCGGTAGAACGCGCAATCCACGGAAGCGCGGACGACAGCGCCCTCGAACGCGCTCACGCCCGAGTGGCTAGAGTGAACAGCTACTCGCTTGCAGATGAGCCCAGAAACCAGGCTACGCTGCCCGCGGTCTTTCTCATCGTAGTCGTTCTCGAGCTGCACCATGGCGCTGTCGCCGGCGTCAAGCAGCGCGATTGCCGTGTGGTAGAGCCTCACAGCGACACCGTGAGGAAAGCGAGCACGGTGCCAAGGGTCGTGAGAGAGATGGAAAGTGCGATGATGCGATCAGTCATTGGTCTGTATCCTCCCGGCTGCGCAGCACTCGTGAGAGTCACTGCGCAGCGAGCAAGCTACAGAGCTTGCGTGCGGCCTGCGAGTCCCTTGCGACGTCCCGCGCTTCACATGGAGCGATCGGCGGGCAAGGTGTCTCAGCGAGGCCAGTCGGCATGGCGCGCTTGTGAGGCGTGCCGATGCGTGTTGCGGCTGCAAGCGTCTACGCCACACGCGTTCTCTCGCGCACTCGTAGCAGGCTCAGCCAGGTTTTCAGAAGCGCGCAGTTGCGCGCCGTAGCAGGCAGCTCCCTACCGAGGGAGTGTTCGCAGGGGAATGGCCGGAGCCGCTCGCCTGGGTGGGCAGTGCATCGGGGTGCACCGTCGCTCACCGTCCGTCCGTGTCATCGTCGCTCGACAAGGGCCTATTGCAGCCCGCGTGCCAGCTCGAAACCCCCCCCTAGAGCGTAAGGTACTCTACGCAAACCACACCTTAGGGTGACGTTCTACGCCGGATGCTAGATCACCCAATCGGGTGATCGGGTTGAGATTGCTGCGGAAAGAGCACCTGACGTTTTGCGCCGAGAAGTGACGTATTTTGTCATGCGGCCAGGCCGCTGAGGAGTGCTGACTACAGGCAGTGTTGGCTCTTGCCAACCCTCAGATCTGAGAGTCTCCAGACGCGCGCACGCGCGTTTCCCGGGGGTGCCCCCCTCCTGCTCGGCTCGGCTCTCGGCTCGGAGTGAACCACACGCGCGCAGCGCCTCCGCACGGTTACTTCACGTGCACGCGCACGCGCGCGCAAGCGCGTCTCTTCAGGCAGGTGCGCCGCCGAGGCGGCACCCCCCCGGGAGGAGAGGGAGACCGCTGGCGCGGTACCCACCTCTGTGCAAATTCTGCCTCAAAGACTTGGGACCTACATCGCCCTACAGTGCTGGATCAACCGCTTCGTCTGGGCTCTACTGAGCGGACGGTATCTGCGGTCTCGCGGGAGTCTCCTGAGCATTCCAAGGCTCTTAGCCGCTGCGCGGATAGCGCTCTCGCTTCGCCGCAGGAATCGAGCGACCTCGGAGAGCTTATATCCCCGTCCAGGGGACAGAACACTGCCATTGAGCCCGTGAATGTTGTGTTCTCGTCTAACCTCTCTCCGCGGAAAAGACGGTTTCACGGTGAACCCAACACAGCACGGTACATCGGGGAACAATCGTCCATCCCCAGCCTCTCCAGGCGAAGCGGACGGTCGCAGCATACCGTCATGCGCGAGCTCAACCTCTCCGGCATGACTTGGTTGGGTCGCGGACTTCAGGCCGCGGCCCCGAGGGTTCTGTTCCATTTCGGGTCTCCTCGGAAACTACGAAAGGTAGGATCTCTGTTTAACTAAGTGCGTCTTAAGCAAAACACGGGAAAAACCGGGAGGCGAGTGCCACAAAAACCAGTCACTGAGTGCCACAAATTCCAGACATCCGTCCGGCCCAAACCCCCCTTCACCCGATCGTGTGGCTCGGGGGCTCCTCCTGGTCATTCGTGACACGCCCTGGAAATATCTGTTGCGGGGAGCTGTGGGACTTCGTCACCGTGTGGCGGAAAAGGGGTGGGGCATGGAGCAACGTGGTGAGCGCTCGAGGGCGCTGTTGGTGTTCGACGATGCGGCGGAGGCGTTCGACGCGCTGCCCCGCAGTGCGCGCCGGCTCTTGCGGCTCTATGCCGCGCACGCGGGGGCCGACGGGGTCGCCCGGCTCACGCAGCTCGAGGCCGCAGAGCGCCTGGGCATCGGGCGGTTTTCCGTGCAGACCGGGCTCACCGCGCTGACGAAGCAGGCCTTCGTCGTGGCGAAGGCCGCGGGGCAAATCTGGGTCGACGAGCGCAAGGCCGCTTCGCTCTTCCGCCGCCGCCCGGTCGAGGGCCGCAGCCCCGAGCTCGAGGCGGAGCTGCGGGCTGGCGCGGAGAGGTTGCAGAAGAAGCAGGCCGCCTGCCGGGCCGCGCACCATCGCAAGCTGTGCGGCAAGCAGGTGGTCATCGACCCCGCCGACGTTCCAGACTGGCCGAGACCGGACGCCTGATCGTTCGGTAGGGGAGGCGTGATGTTCGGGATCAAGCGGCGCGAGGAGGAGCGAGTCTCCAGACTGCTCTCGTCCCTAAGGTTCGAACGCAACCAGGCCTGCGCCAGGGAGAAGGCGGCGGGCGCCGAGCTCGCCGAAGCGCAGCGTGAGCTCATCCGCTACCGCGAGAAGCTCAGCACGGTGACCGAGGTGGCGGGCGAGATGGCCTCGAAGAAGAGGTCCGCAGAACACGACCTGGCCGTCACATGCGCACGTCTGCAGACCGCCTTGTCGCTGCTCGAGGCGGTGCGCAGCGTGCCTGAGCTCGTACTCGAACTCGCGAGTGAAGGGCGCGAAGAGCCCGTCGTTTACGAGCGTGCGGAGAAGGTCGGTGCTGCGCGAGAGATGCAATCTCTCACCGCCGCACGCGGCATTGTGCTGGGCATGAAGGCCGCGCGCAGCGTCTCCGACGCGCGTACGCATGTGCTCTATACGCGCATCCAAGAGCTTGAAAACGCGGTGGATGACGACGGCGAATACATCACGGCGATCAGCCTCGAGGGTGAAGACACGCGCAAGGTTCGTCTGCTGACCGTAAAAGACACCTGAGGCCTTACGATTTTTGTCGCCATTCGTTACGGACCAATGTCATGGTCCCCCGTGAAGCGGGCGGCATGAACAAGCCAGTCCCCCCGGCACTTGCAAAGACGCTCGCACCCCCACCGCTGTGCGTCTCCTTCTCGCCGCTCGCTTCATTTTTTCGGAGAGCGTCATGGCGAAGGGCAACGGCAGAGCGAAGCACGCGGAGATGGACCCGTTCTTTCGGGAGCAGCTCGTCGCGCGCCGCATCTACATGGAGCTGATGGCGCTCGACAAGCCGTCACGCCGCCGGGTGCTCGGCATCGTGAACGACTACGCGATGACGGCGGAGAAGGCGCCGGGGCGCAAGGACGCGCTCAAGCGCGCGACGCTTCTGATCGAGCCGCCCGAGGAGTCGCCGCCCGACTTCGTACTGGACGACGAGGACGAGGCGAGTTGACGGGGCACCAACCTTGCCCTGTATGGCGAACGCCGGTCCCTAGGCGTGACAGCTCGGAGAGACGGCATTTTACGGAGGAGCGCATGAGTGGAGAGGCGCCAGTCGTGTTGTGGATCCCGGGCAAGATGCCCAACCTCAACGACATCATCAACGCGAAGCTCCACGTCTTCGTGCCGCCCGCGATGCGTTCGCAGGCCTTCATGCCCTCGAAGCTCCCGAACGAGTACAACAACCTCAAGAAGCGCTGGCACGAGATCATCGACCGGCTCTGCGGCGAGCAGGCGTTCGACTGCCCGCCGTGCGGGTACTTCAACTTCATCTGCATCGAGGAGAACAAGCGCCGCGACAAGGACGGCGTCGGCGCGGGCGCGCAGAAGATCATCCAGGACGCGCTGGTCAAGCGCGGCTCGCTCTACAACGACGGCTGGAAAGCCATCCTGGACTACAGGCACTTCTTCGGGGTCGACCCCGACCGGAACGGCGTGTACCTGGTCGTGACGCACAGTCGCTGCATGACCGACGAGGAGGGCAGGCTCTTCATCGCGCGCTCGGCGACGCAGACGTCGCTCGACGTGATGGCGGGCTGAGCATGCCCAAGACGCTCACCGAGGACGTGCCCATGGTTCCCGTCAGCCAGACGCACCGGGTCACGACGGTGTCTGCAGACATCCGCGGTCAGTACGAGCAGGCCATGGACAGGCGCCAGGAGGACCTGCGCGGGCTCGAGGACGAGCTGCTCGAGGAGTCGCTCCGGGTGATCAACGGGGCGATGAAGTTCGCGGACATCGACCCGCAGCTGACCGAGCCCGACGAGGCCTTCCTCGAGCGCTTCAAGAACGACCCGGATCCGCAGAAGCTGTTCCGGCTGATGAAGTACGGCCTGATGAAGACGAGCGAGGCGCCCGCGGGGCTCACGCTCGCGCAGAAGACGGCCATCGGCATCCTGAAGGCGCGTGCGGGCGACAAGGGCGAGGTCCGGCCGCTCGCGGTGAACGTGCAGATCGTGCAGTCGATGCCGCAGTTCGAGAAGATTTACGAGACCGACGGGGAATGACGTGGGCACGCCGGACAACTGGGACCCCGAGCCTTGGCAGCGCATTTACGTGCGCCACAGCTCGACGTCGGACCTCGGCTACCTCGTGCGCCGTGAGGGCAAGGACCTCGTGCGCCTGGACCGTGTGAACCAGGAGGTCTTGCAGGACTACGACGAGAAGCACTGGCTGCCCGAGCGCACGTACCGGCCCGTGTCGCACGTGCAGGTGGTGCAGGTGGCGTTCGCGGCTGACCAGATGCTCCTGAAGTCGCTCGGCGAGCACGCGAAGGCGCGCAAGGGCTGGCACGAGCTCTCGGAGAAGGCGCGCAAGGCGTGGCTCGAGGAGGGGCCGAAGAACCCCCCGAAGCGCGCGGAGCTGTACAAGGCGATCCTCGAGTGCCTGGAGGGGACGCCGTGAGAGGCATCAGCCCCAAGCCCCTCACGATGGAGAACGTCGTCGAGGCGCTGAACAAGGAGATCATCCCGCTCCTGCGTGAGCTCCGGTCGGCCATGGCCCTGATCGCGCAGGGATCCGCTCCGGTAGGCCCCCACGCGGACAGCCACGAGTTCGGAGGGAGCGATGCGCTCGAGGGCGCCCTGCTCAACGTCGCCTTCCCTGCCGTGAACTACACGGCGGCCCTCGACCTGCTCCTCTTCCATCTCGCCGGCATCGACGACGCGCTCTCCCCGTACCTCGTGTATCTGCCTGAGCCCGTGTCGCACGTCTTCGTCCTCGAGGACGCATTCAAGACGATCGCCTGCACGCACGCGGCAGCTGTCACGCACACGATTCCCCTGCACGCAACCATTCCGTACGAGGTGGGCACCGTGCTCCGGTTTCTGTGGGCGAGCACGGGCCAGCCCACCATCGCCGCCGCCGGCACCCTGGTGGCGCCCGACGGGGCGAAGGTGTCGGCCGCGAGCAAGTTCGTGTTCGCCGAGCAGACGGCGATCGACACGTGGCTCCTGAGCGGGAGCTGCGCGGTATGAAGTCTGCCCGCACGATGCGCTGGCTGATGCAGCAGGGCGGTCGTAGCGCGTACGACCCGCTCCTCATCCCCAATCTGCTGTTTTTCAACTCGTACAAGACGGCCGTACAGGTCGCGCCGCAGGTCAAGGACGCGAGCTCAAGCTCCGCGCGCAACATCACCAACCCGAGCGGCGCGACGTTCCGTTGCAGTAACACCCCCGGCGTCGACTTCGTCCCCTACCAGGGCGCGACGCTCACGCTCGAGAACTACGTCAACCCGGGCAACAACGGCGCATTCACGGCGATTGGAAGTAGCAGTGCGGCCACCGACTACTTGAACCCGACGGCGGCGCTCGAGACGGTGGGCGTCGGCGTGGGCCCGCAGATCGCAAGGCTCACCGGCTACTGCAACAGTCACCCGGACCTCTTGGCGGGGTACGTGTTCTCGCAGGCCAACATCGCGCAGTGTCCCGCGGTGAACACGAACGTCGTTCCAGGCAAGCAGGTGCTCGGCATCGTGGGGGCGCTGACGCGTCACCTTGCGATCAACTCAGCGCCGCTTGCCGGGGCGTTGAACGGGACAGGCGCCTTTACGCTGCTCAGCTACATGCGCCCGCTAGCGGTCAACGTGTCGGCCACGTCAAGCCGCTGGATGGCCTTTCAGGACGCCGCGGGCACCTCGCGCATCCTGGTGGGATACGGGGCCGCTACGGCGCACATCCTCCAGATCGTGGACGCCGCGGGCGCGAGCGGCAACATCTCAGTCACGCTGTCGACGCCGCTCGCGCTGAACGTGTGGCAGCTGCTCGCCGTCGTGTACTCGGCCGGGACTGCGACCTGGTATCTGAACGGTGTGGCCGTGGGCTCAGGCTCCGGCACCGTGCGTACGCGCGCGAGCCTGGTGAATACGTTTCTCGGCTACCGCGCCAACTATCCGGGCGGCTCGGGCGGCACCCAGGGGCACCGGGCCGTGGACGCAGCCGTTGCGCGCGCCATGACGCCGGCCGAGCTCCTCGAGCTCACTGCCTTTTGCCAAGGGGATTACGCGTGAGCGAGTTTGTTCCAGGCTACATCCCCTCCGAGTGGGGCAAGCTCTTCCACGCGAGCCGCGTGAACGAGCTGCTCGGCGCAGGCTCCGCCGGCCCCGGGAAAAGCATGGTGCTCTTGTTCGACCCCATGGAGCAGGTGATCAGCGAGCACGCGCGCATCAGTGACAAGCACCATCCGTACAAGATGCGCGAGGGCATGAGTACGGGCTGGGCGCTTCACCTGCGCCGCGAGTTCCCGATGCTCCAGGAGACCATCGAGCGCTCGCACAAGTTCTTCCCGCTGGTCGACCCCGACGCGAAGTTCGACAAGCGGACGAACACCTGGGAGTTCCGCAGTGGCTACCACTACCAGTTCGGGCACTGTCAGCACGAAGAGGACTGGGGCAACTACCTCAGTAAGCAGTTCACCCACATCGGCTACGACGAGCTCACGCAATTCAACGAGGAGCAATATCATCAGATCAACGCGCGACTTCGCTCGGCTGATCCGGTCCTCCGTCACATGCTCAAGATCCGAGCGTGCTCGAACCCTTTTTGCAAGCGCGAAAAGGGACAGAACTACTCGCTGCACGACCCGCACTGGGTAAGGAAGCGCTTCGTCGAGCCGAACCCCAACGGACGCGTGATCATCGCGAAGGAGTTCCGGCGCAAGGACGGCGGGAAGTTCGAGCGCACGCGCATGTACCTGCCGGCGACGCTCTACGACAACCCCGACCCCGACTTCGTCGCGAACTACGAGGAGCAGCTCCTCGACAAGCCCCCGCACATCCGCCAGGCGATGCTGTACGGCGACTGGTACGTCACCATCGGCGGACACTACGCCGAGGACTGGCAGCGGCCGGTGCACGTCTGCGAGCCGTTCAAGATCCCCGGCGATTGGCCCATCTTCCGCTCCATGGACTGGGGTTTCAAGCACCATGGGGTGATCGGCTGGTGGGCCGAGGACCACGACGGAACGCTGTACGGCATCCGCGAGTTCAAGTTCCGCCTGATGCACGCTGACCGGTGTGCGCAGCGCGTGCAGGAGATCGAGCGGGGCATGGGCCTGTGGGCTGGAAACCGCTCGCGCATCACCGGGCCCGCGGACACGCAGCTCTGGGAGCAGCGCGGCGACACGAGCCTGTCGAAGGCGCAGATGTTTTCGCGCGCAGGCGTGCCCTGGCTCGCGGCGAACAAGAAGTCGCGCGCGAACAACTCGCAGCTCTTCCTGCGGCGCCTGAAAAACCAGGTGGAAGGCCGCCCAAACGGCATCGTCTTCTTCAACACGATGCGGTACTGCATCAGCACGCTGCCCACGATCCAGTCGGACCCGGCAGATCCGGAGGCCCCGTGCGAGGGCGGCGACGACCATGGCCACGACATGGTCATGTACACGTGCTCGTACGCCTCTCGAGGCGTGCGCGGCAAGTCGCGGGACCTGGTGGACCGCGAGGTCGACGATGAGCGCGACGAACGGTCGAGGCGCCACCAAACGCCGCAGGGCCGGGGTCGTTATGGATACGGGAGCTGAGCCATGAAGAACGTGAACATGCCCGCGGCGCCGCTCGACGAGGAGGAGTCTCCTCCGGACGTGCTCGAGGTGCCGCTCGACGACCCGCTCGACTCGCAAGACGAGGAGGGCGAGTTCGTCTACGACGAGAACGCGATCAACATGGTCGTGGACTTCCAGGTGCACAAGAAGGGCCGCGAGGCGCTCAAGGAGCTCTCCGATCAGGTGCTCTCCGACTTCGACAGCGCCTGGGAGGCCTCCGAGGAGTACCGCGAGCGCTCGGCGCAGGCGTACAAGCTCTTCACGGGCGACCTGCCGCCCAAGAACTTCCCCTTCAAGGACAGCGCCAACGCGCACATCCCGATCCTGCTCGAGAACGGCTCTCGCCTCGTGTTCCGCATCGCCTCGGAGCTGTTTGGCGACTGGTCAGCGACGTACGGCGTCGTGCCGATCGGCCCTGATGACGAGTCGACGGCGGACGTGCTCACCAAACATGGAAACTGGCAGATTCGGAACAAAATCGTCGATTTTCGGCGCCAGATGATGAGGGCGTTGACGCTCTACATCGTCAACGGCGACGTCACGTGTCTGTCGAAGTTCGACCCCATGGAAAGGCGCAACCGGCACGACGTGCTCACGGTGGATGAGTTCGTGGTGCCCTTTTCCATGGCGTCGGCCACGCCCGACTACAGCGACATCCCGTACAAGATGCAGGTGCTTCGCTACTACCGGCACGAGCTCCAGCGCATGCGCGGCATCTGGGAGAACGTCGACAAGGTCCTTGAGCGGAAGTCGCCCGACTGGGACTCGGAGCCAGAGGCCCAGCTGCGCGAGGCCAACGCCGAGGTGACGCGCCTCGAGCAGGAGACCGACAGTCGCTACAACCCCTACAAGCTCATCCAGTACGAGGGCTGGGTGGACATTCTGCCCGACCAGGTGAACGACCGTTACGTGAAGGCGATCGTCGACACGACGACGCGCGCCGTGCTGCACCTGTCCATCCACGAGGAGGAGGACTGGCAGGATCGAGCTCGTTACGAGCAGGAGATGGCCGAGCTCATCGCGTACCGCGAGTCGAACAAGATCTACGAGACCACGATCACAGGCCTCGAGAAGAAGGAGGGCGAGCTCCAGGGCACCATCGACGCCCAGACGGCCGGCGTCTACGAGAAGGCCGAGGCGATGTCGAACCTGAACGACCTCAGGCGCATGCCGATCCCCGCACCGCCCATCCCCCCGCAGTGGATGGTGGACCCCTACGATACGGGGGAGCTCCCGCGTCCGCCCGACCGCAAGCCGATCAACATGTACAGCCACGGCGTCTGCATCGAGCCGCTCACGGGCGTGGTGGGCATCGGCTACGGCCGCATCCTGGCCGACCTGAACGTCGCGGCGAACGTGGCCATGTCGCAGTTCACCGACGCGGCCACGCTCAACAACGCCTGGGGCATGCTCGTGTCGGAGGAGTTCGACGTCACGAACGAGCTGAAAATCGTCCCCGGTGGTTTCACGAAGGTGAAGGGGCTGAGCTCGGGCGAGATGAAGAACGCCATCATGGAGCTCCGGCCTACGCCTGCGAACCCGCAGCTGATGGAGGTCGTGCGGCTTATGCGCGAGATGGCCCAGGACGCCGCGCAGGCGCCCGACGTGCTCAGCGGCGCCGCTGGCAAGTCTGGCGAGACCTACCGCGGGCACTCGGCGCGCATCGAGCAGGCGACCTTGCAGCTCGGCGTGGTGGCTCGGAACTTCGCGAACTTCTACGAGCAGGTGCTGAAGAACAACAGCAAGCTCAACTCGATCTACCTGCCCGACGAGGAGATCGTGAACATCAGCGTGCAGCCGGGCACCGCGTCGGAGCAGCTCGTGGTGCGTCGCGAGATGTACAAGAAGAACTACCAGATCGAGGTCAGGAGCGACCTGAAGTTCACGTCCATGGCGCAGCGCGTGGCCGAGGCCGACGAAGTGCTCGCGATGATCATGAACAACCCCATCCTGATCCAGAACACGGCCATCGTGTACGAGGCGACGAAGAACTGCCTCGTTGCACGCGACATGCAGGACATGGTGGCGCTGCTCGGTCCGCCGCCGGCTCCTCCGCAGGCGCCCATGGCACTTCCACCCCCACCTCCTCCGGAGGCCTGAATGCTGTTGTCCGCTCTCATCTGTTCCTCGTGTTGGGCGTCGTGTTGGGGCTGGGTCCTCGGCGCGTTCATCGTTGGTGGGTGGTGCGGGATGGTGGCGCTTGCGCTGTGCATCATCCAGAAGGACGACCGTGGACCGCCGCGACAGGATTGACGAGGTCGACTTCGAGGACGCGTGGCTGGAGCACCCGCTCACGCACAAGCGGCGGCGTGAGCTCGAGAGAAAGCGCGTGTCGGCGCTCGGCAGCTTGATCACGGCGGCCTCGAGCTCGAGTGACGCGGACGTACGCGGGGCGCTCTGCCGGTTCCGCGAGCTGGACGCCCTCGTGGTGGACTTGGGTGGGGCACGATTCTCGGAAGGAGCGAAGTGATGGAACGGACCGAAGTCGACGAGATGGAAGAGATCAAGCGCATGGCCCCTGGCCCGGGGCGCGACGCGAAGATGATGCGCCTCGCCGAGCGGCTCGATAAGAGTGGCGAGTGGGCGAAGTACATCTCACCCCCAGGTGCGCTCGAGGGCCTTCAGGACCCGCGGCTCGAGGACGCCCGGCTGAAGTACGGGATCCCCGACTCCGTGTTCCACACCGACGCGCTGTTCGACCGCATCTTCGTCTGGCAGCTGCCGCGCGTGTTCGGCGACGTCATCGAGGGCACGACGCTCATCAAGCCGGAGGGCGTTCGGCAGCGTGAGGAGGAGGGAACGCCCCGCGGGGTGGTCGTGTCGGCCGGGCTCAAGGCGCTCGACAGCCTGCGCTCGAACGGCGTCGAGCTGGGAGACGTCGTGAACTTCATCAGGCTCTCGCCCTGGAAGCTCACGATGCAGGAGATCCGGGGGGTGGAGGTGAACGTGCTGATCCTGCGCGACGGCGACCTGATCGCGTCCGAGGAGCTGCCCAGGCGCCGCAAACAGGGGTTTGTGAGGACGACGTGCGTGACGACGGACAGCGGGATGGAGCACCGGCTCACGCACCTCGGACAGCCCCCGATCAAACCAGGCAATCCCTGGGTTCCTGAAGACTACTGAGAGGAGAGCCTATGCCAAAAGACGTGTTCACCGACCCCGACGACGAGAAGGACGACAAGGGCCCTCTCGAACGCTTCCAGCAGCAGGTCAAAGACGCGACCGACGACTCGGAAGTGCGCATGGAGCGCGACGACCAGGGCGCTGAAGTCGCCGTCGTGCAGACGCGCGCTGACAGGAAACGCGAGCGCGGCACGATGCGCGACGAGAACGAGCGTCTGCGCCGGGAGAATGAGGAGACCAAGCTCCGGCTCGCGCGGCTCGAGGGCGCGTTCTCCGCACGCCAGAACGTCAAGGACAGCACGGACGACGACGAGGACGACGGAGAGGCGGACTTCGAGGAGCGCTACGGCCAGCTCCAGAAGCAGCACACCGACGCGTACCGCGCTCTGATCGCGAAGGGGCACCAAGTCACCCAGGCCGACAAGGACGAGTACACGAAGCTCTCGGCGCGCATCGAGCGACAGCGCATCGAGATGACGGCCGAGCGGATGCTCGAACGGCGCAGCGGCGTGGACGCGCAGCGCACGACCCAGAACGTGATGCGGGCGGCCATTCGGGCTCGCCATAGCGACGTCTACCAGAAGCCCGCCGCGGTGGCGTACGCCGAGGGTGAGTTCCGAAAGCTCGTCGCGACGGGCCGGGCCGACTCGCAGGAGACCCTCGAGCTCGCCATGAACGCGGCGCGCCGGGCGTTCGGCCTGGGCAAGGAGCCCGGACCGACGGAGGCGCAGCGCAGCCGGTTTGCTGGACCACCCCGCGGGCAGAGCAGCGTCCGCGAGCCCGGCGTCGTGCGTATGACCCCGGAATTGCGGCGCATGGCGAACGCCAAGTACTCGCACGTGAAGGACGAGGAGAAGCGCTACAAGCTGTGGGCGAACAACGAGGGTCGGTCGCTCGGCAAGGACGACGATTGACAGGAAAACAGTCCGGGCGTAACTTGCCCCTCATCGGCGCCTAGCTGCCCAGCGAAGCGCCTGTTCGGCGACAGATGCCCAAGTCTGTTCGCCCGATGCACCCCGGGGGGACCTCACCAGTCAGGCAGGACGGTGAAGGATGCATCGTGGCAGAACAGACGAGAGCCCCTGACCAGAACCTCGCTTCACAGGCTGCCCAAGCCCAGAAGCGGAGGGACCCAGTCCGCAGGCACGCAGACGGGGCCCACAACGTGGCCACCCTAAAGGGTGCCAACCCCAAGCGCAAGTATGTGCTGGTGAACATGTCGGACCTCGACGCCATGGGGACGTACGAGGAGAACGGCTACGTGCGCGAGGTGTCGTCGTCCGACGGCGTGCGGCTCTTCGGCATGCGCTCGACCCTCAAGCCGGGCGAGGTGATCACCTATCGGGGTCACGTGCTGATGTCGGTGAGCAAGGACGTCGCCGACGAGATTCGGCTGCGCGGCGCGCCGGGCATGGGGCAGGGCACGGAGCCCTGGGACCGGCTCGAGAAGCGTCTGCTCGATCGTCGCGGCGCGACCCGGGACATGTTGCGCGGCATCGGCGGCGCTCGTCACATGCACGTGGAAAACGAGTCTGAGCTCGTCGAAGAGTTCGGCGTCTAAGGAGGACAGCGTGGCCGATAACATCCACAGGTACGGGTTCCGGTTCTACAAGGGCCAGTACAACGATCTGCCCAAGGGCGAGCTCTTCCACGTTGCCGACGCCTACCAGGCCGTTGCCGATGCCGCCGGCCCCTCGGTGGATCTGAACATCGGCGATCCGGTGAGAATGGCGGCCGGCAGTAGCGGCGGCGTCGAGCTCGCGAACTCGCTCGACCTCGTGTACGGCATCATCATCGGCGTGCACCGCATCTACGAGGCCTCCACGGGCGTGACGCGCCCCGCAGACCGCGTCCCTGGCGGCACCACCGGTGGCGGAAACATCGAACGCTCCACGCTGGTCGAGGTGGTTCCCGCCAAGGGCATCATCTGGGAGATCGACGTGGGCGGCACTGCTCCGGGCATCACCGAGGCCGCCTACCGCGCGCTCATTCATGAGAACGCGGAGCACAACTGCCTGGGCGACTTTTCCATCGCCGGCCGACCGAAGGCCGACCCCCGTCTGCTTCTGCCCAGCGCGGGCGGCGCGGGCAGCGAGGCTCGCGGCTGGCGCATCGTGGGCATCAGCAAGAGCACCCACAACAAGGACTTTTCGGGCGCGAACGTGAAGCTGCTCGTGAAGGTGAACGACAGCGCCGAGGCCGGCTCCGCCGCGACCACGGTGGCGGGTCTCTGATCGCTGGATGACCTGAAGGAGAGCTGCAATGACTGTTTTTACAGGCGTAATCTTCCGGGCTCTGAAGGCGACCCTCGAGACCATCGTCGATGACAAGACGGACGGCTACGAGTCGAACCTCGACTACAAGCAGTGGTGCGACGAGAAGTCGATGTCGGACAACTACGAGGACGACCAGGAGTACGGTGGTCCCGGGTTGGCCGCGGAAGTGCCCGAGGGAGAAGAGATCCCGATCGGCGCCATCCGCGAGGGTGCGCCCACGCGCTACCAGTCGCGCAAGTTCGCGCTGCGGCTGGTCGTGTCGGAGGAGGCGCTCGAGGACAACAAGTACGACCGCGTGATCAACGCCGCGAAGCGTCTGAAGCGCGCGCTCTACAAGACGGCCGACATCGACGCGACCACGATGCTCGTACGCGCGACGGACCCGAACGTCACGGGCGGTGACGGCCAGCCGCTGGCGAGCGCAGTGCATACCCTGCCTCACGGCGGCACTTTCTCGAACATCATGACGGTGCCCATGACGCCGTCACGTTCGGCGGTCATCCAGCTGGTCTCGCAAGCGAAGAAGCTCCCCGGGCACGACGGCGTGACCGAGGGCTACGAGCTGACGAAGATCATCAGCCCCGTCGAGCAGTGGGCGGTCTGGGAGGGCATCCTCCTGACTGACCGCGTTCCGGAGAGCAACAACAACGAGATCAACGTCGTGAAGAAGCTCGGCCTCACGAACCACTCGCTGAAATTCTGGGACAACACCACCACCAACTGGGCGGCGCTCACCGACGCGGAGAACGGCCCGAATTTCAGGTGGCGTCGTAAGCCCCGCAACCGCTCCTACGTCGAGAACTCGCAGGAGCTCATGAGCTACGCGATCAGCGCGCGCTGGTCTCGCGGCTGGACCGATCCGCGCGCCCTGATGTTCGTCAACGCCTGAGGAGCTCCATGGGAACCGAGAACGTAGCCTACGGCTCCGCGAGCTTCCCCGACGTGCCCTACGCGCACGTGGGGGCGGGCCTCAAGACCAGTCTCGCCCTGATGCTGCCGCCCACGGGCCGCATCGCGGCCTACGTGCGCAACGTGCCCGTCAACGGCGACCCGCCGGAGATCGAGCAGCGCCGGTACAAGACGCTCGCCGACGCGCTCAAGCAGTGCCGTCCGGGGGCGGGTGACATCGTCATCGTGCTGCCCGGCCACCTCGAGAACGTGGTCGACGCGAACATGCTCGCGAACCTGGTCGACGGCACGACCATCCTCGGTCTCGGCTCGACCCGCCAGGACAGCGCGCCGACCTTCCGCTGGACGACCACGGCTTCGAAGTGGCTCATCAGCAAGAAGAACTGCACCATCCAGGGCCTGAAGCTTCGGCTCGAAGGCGCGGTCGTCGTGAAGGCGATCGAGATCACGGGCGTCGGCAACGAGCTCGTCGGCAACGCCATCGAGGTGGCGTCCGGCGCGGCGCTGAAGGCCACCATCGCCATCGAGGTCGGCACGGGCGCGCACGACACGACCATCATCGGCAACTACATCTACGGCACCGCCACCCACAACGTGACGGACGGCATCAACGTGCTCGGGGCCGCGCCCCCGCAGCGCCTGCGCATCAGCGACAACGAGATGCTGTTCAGCGCCACGGTGGCGAACGGTCTCATCCACATCCGGGCCGCGTGCCTGCAGGCCCAGATCCTGCGCAACGTCCTGTACAACACGATGACTGCCTCGAGCGCGGCCATCGCCGTCGACAGCGTGGCGGCCGACGGCATCATCGCCAACAACTTCATCGCCATCCTGGCCAACGGCGTGGCCGCGGCCACGGGCATCACCCTCGGCGCCGCGGCGCTGTTCAAGTGCTTCCAGAACCTGGTCGCAGACGAGCCCCGTGCCAGCGGAGTGCTCAGTCCGGCGGCTGTGGCCACCTGATCGCGGCTTCTGGGCCGTGACCAACTGGCCCCTGGGTGTTCCGGGGGCCTTTCGTCTTTCAGGAGGTCCCCGTGCGCACGATCGGCAGGAAATGGCCCCAGAGCTGGCGAGGGAGCTACGCGGCGCACTGCGACTACTGCGGGGTGCGCTGGCCGCGCTGCAAGATGGTCAGGGACGCCGCAGGCCTGCTTGCCTGCCCTGACGACCAGGCCGGCAGGGACACGGTCACGCTCGACCAGGAGAACGCCGCAGGGGCGGCCGAGGTGGCCTCCCACGAGTCGGACCATGACGGCGGCTCCTACTTCCGCGTGGACATCCACGCCGTGCCCATCCAGCGCCTCACGCGGGAGGACATCTGATGACCGTCGCCCTGAGCAGCACCCGCGAGCTCGACATCGATCGCATCGTGATGCTGGCCGTGCAGACGGCGGGCGTCTTGCCGGCGGGCGCGCCGCGCAGCGGCAGGCAGTGGGAGAACCTCTCCGCGCAAGCCAGGGACTTCCTCGAGATCAACATCGACCACATGCAGGCCCTGGGCTCGTTCGCGCGCTCGATCGAGCTCTACGACGTGGTCACCGAGGACGGGGTGGTCAACTACGACCTGCCCTCGACGACGCTGATCGTGGTGGGCGACGGCCAGTACAGCTCGACCCTGGACGGCGGCTCGACCTACGTGCGGCAGGTGACGCGCGAGGAGTACATGGGCATCGCCGACAAGGAGAGCAAGGGCCGGCCGAGCATCTTCTACTCGCAGATGCACGCCACGACCACGCTCTTCCTGTGGCCCATCCCCGACACGAACGGCGTGCTCGAGATCCAGCGCAGTCGCCTGCTCGCCGACAACGACGACGGCTCGGCCACTGTCGACCTCGAGCGCCACTGGATGAAGTTCGTGCTCTATGACCTGGCGCACGCCGTCGCGGTGGCGAACTCGGTGAACCCGATCCGCTGCGGCTACCTGCGCCAGCAAGCAGACCTCGCACTCGGGCCCTCGAAGCGCCTGGCCACGAGCAAGGGCCCGGGGCGCGCGGTGCTCTCTCACCCCACAGGATGGAGGCGCTAAGTGGTGATGTCCCTCAACACGGCCGGCCTCGGCGGCACGGTCGACTTGATTGCCACCAACCGGCCTTTTTACGGGTTCGACTCGGTTTGCTGGTACGTGCACTTCGCGACTGGTGTGGACGCCGTGGCGCCGGCTGGGCGCGACAAGCAGGCCCCGCTCAAGACGCTCAGGCAGGCGGTCACCAACGCGAGCGAGAACGACGTCATCATGCTTCTCGACGGGCATGACGAGGCGCTTCTCGCTCCGGCCATCGCCCTCAACAAGCGAGGGCTCATCATCGTGGGCTGCGGCCAGACGGCGGGCGTTCCGAACGTGAAGCTCCGCAACGGCGCGACGACGTCCGCCGTGTTCACGGTCGTCGCAGCGAACGTCCAGATCAGGAACATCTCCTTTCTGGAGAGCACCGATCTCATCGTCGGGGGCCAGAGCAGGATCGCGCAGACGGGAGCGGGTGTAGGTCTGGTGATCGACGGCTGCCGCTTCAGCAGTGGCCCGAAGGACAACACCCCCTGGATCACGATCGCCGCGGACTACACGGCCCTCCGCAACACGACCTTCATCTCGACGGCGGTGGACTCTGCGGTTCGCCCGGCCCCCGCGGTGGCCCTCTCCGGGTCGGGGATCAGGCTCGATGGCGTCGTGTTTTCCGACGGGGTGTTCGGCTTCAACACCGGGTACGCGCTCGAGGTGGGCGTGGCGACGGACCTGAAGGGGGACGCCGTGTCCTTTCTGCTGGGCGCGTCCGCGAAGATCGGCCCCACCAGCACCGGCTACCTCATCCCCGTCGTCACCGGCGGCGGCAGCATCGACGTCTGAAAGGGTGAACCATGGCACCGCCGAAGAAGAACTCGCCGCCGAAGAAGAAGAAGGACTGCGACTGCGAAAAGGAAGGCCAGACCTTCTCGCCCGAGCAGAACGCCGCTCGCCCTCGCGCCAGGCAGCTTCCCGACGGCACGCTCGTCGCCGGGGGTGCTGAGCCGCAGGACGCCTTCTACCGCGCCAAAATGGGCCCCGACGGCTACCTCCAGGCCGGGGGTGCTGAGCCGCAGGACGCCTTCAACCGCGTCAGAACGGACCCCGATGGCACGATGCGCACCGGAGGGGCCCAGCCGTTCGCCGAGCCCGGCTGGCTGGAGCAGGCGTACGACACGATCTTCGGGTCCGATGAGCCCCAAAACCAGCCCCCAGCCCCAGCCCCCGAACCCGAGCCCGACCCCGACCGCCCATTTCGCGGCCGTTATCCGGACGAGGACGCGAACTTCCCATGGGGCGAGCCGACGGACGAGGAGAAGGTAAAGGGCCTGGAGGACAAGCCCTGGTGGTATCGCAGCATGGATGAGGAGCGCAGGCTCCGTAAGCTCCGCAAGGAAGACGTGCCCTGGTGGCTGAAGCTGAGTGGTGAGTGAGGAGACGAGCCATGTCGTCCACGAAGAAGAAAGGCGAGGGCTTGACGGGCGGTCTGCCGCCGCATGTGATCAAGCAGCTCGTGCAGCTCCTCAACGGCGGTGACCTGAACCCCGAAGAAGAGGCTGAGCTCACGGGGGTCGCCCCGGAGACGGATGAGTACGTGCCTCCGATGTCCAACATCGTCGACCCGTGGGACGAGAGCTGGAAGCCGCCGATGCCCGAAATCCAGCACGGCAGCATGACGCTCCCGAGCGCCGAGGAGAGCGAGAGGGCGTGGAAAGCGTTCAAGCGCGATCGAGAGCTGCGTCGGAAGGGACAGCGCAAGTAATGCACCTGATCACCCCGCTGATGACCGGCGTGCGCGGTGCCAAAAACGGCACGGTGTTCTGCTACGAGCGCGGCACCAATACGCCTGCACCCGTGTACGCCGACGCCAGCGGCAAGGTGCGTCGCTACGGGGCCATCCGCCTCGATGCGCTCGGCTCCGTGGCGCTGTACGTCGACCGCCTGGTGGACGTCACCGTGCACGACGCCTACGCCGCGGTGGTGCGCGAGTGGACGGACGGGCGCGCGGACGGCGCGGTGGTCGTCGAGAGCGACGCGTTCACGGGCGTGGACTACGAGACGGGTGTGAGCGCGGTCGGCGAGCGTACGACCCTGGCGGAGGCGCTCGGGCGTGCCCTCGGGAGCTTCGGCGCGGTCGACTGGAACGTGCTCGTCGACTCCGAGTCGCTGCCGGTCTACGTGGCGGTGGGCGACGCGACGGGCCCCCTGTTCAACGCGCGCGCGTTCGGGGCGCGAGGCGACGACACGGTGGACGACGTCGGCCCCATCCAGGTCGCGATTGATGCCGCGCAGGCTGCCGGCGGCGGGGTTGTGTACCTGCCCCCTGGCACGTACCGCATCTCCGGCACCCTCGCGCTCTATGGGAGCGTATCGCTCACCGGCGACAACGCCGCCAGCGCGAAGATCGTGGTGACGGGCGACGTGCCGGGCATCTACACGTTCGGCGGCGACGACCCCGCGGCGCTTGCCCAGGCGCACACCGTGTCGTGCCTCTCGTTCAAGCACGAGGTCACGGGCTCTGCTTACAGCGACAAGCCCATCATCGAGATGGTGAGCGGCAGCCTGGTTGTGTCCGACTGCAACTTCGACGGCGAGTTCAACGTGGGTAACCTCATGCACATCGACGCCCTGCAGGCGGCGCGCGTGTCGGGGTGCACTTTCCTGGTGATGGCTCCCACGACCTCCGCCATCAACACGCTCAACACGCTCGTGCCGGGCGGCGGCGTCCAGCGTGCCAACATCGACAACTGCGTGTTCACCCCCCTCTCCACGCGCGATGCGAACACGCCCCTCGTGGGCATCTCGCGCCTGCACATGGAAGGCTGCCATTTCCCCCTGGGCAGCATCCCGTCGGGTGACGTGGAGTGCATCCGCCTCGCCGGCAACGTGCACGGCTGGGTGGACGGCTGCTCGGTGACCTCCATGAGCATGAGCAGCGGCACGGCCACGCTGCTGTTCGCCAGCGCCCTCTTCGACTCGTACGAGCGCATCTTCGAGGACTGCTCGCTGCTCGATCCGTCCACCCCCTTCCGCCTCTACACGCTCGTGGACAACGGCGGAGACGGCTACTACTCCAGACTCAAGACGGTCGAGGCGCGGCATTCCCCCGTGACGAACGACCTCGTAGCCACCAACAGCGGCCTGAACCATCCGATCCTCCCCGACGTCTCCCAGTACGGCGTGTTCACCGTCTCCAACAGCGTGCCCGGCGGTGTGGGAGCCCCGGAGAGCAGCGTGGTCATCGGGGCGGCCGACACGAGCACCTACTCGAACAACATGAACCTCGGGCGCACCATCGACATCCTCTACCACTGCTTGGTGCAGGACGGGTTCAACCTGAGCGAGAACCGGTTCCGCAACAGCGTCGTGCCGCGCTGGAACTTCCGGGCGAACAGCGTGTTCGGCATCCGGCTGATGTCGGCGCGCATGCCCGCCACCGCGCCCGTCGCGGGCACCATCTCGAGGCTGCACACCCTGGGCGTCGCGGGCGGCCCGGCGAGCGTCAACCTGCAAGAGCGGGAAGCGTACCTTCTCTTCTGAGGAAACCATGCAACTCATCGGAACACTGGCGGCAGGCGTGGTTGGCGCAGAGAACGGGTACGCGACGATCCTCGTGCGCGGCTCGACCAAGCGCGCGCGCTGCTTCCACGACTTCGAGGGCCTTGAGGCTGTCGACCTCTCCGACGTGCAGCTCGACCAGAACGGCGGCGCCGTCGTCTACACGAACGTCACCGTCGACGTGCTCGTGTACGGGGAGAACGACCAGCTCATCCGGCGCTGGATCGAGTCGTCCACCGCGGCGTGCGTCGAAGTCATCTCCCCGTCGTTCACCGGCGCCGACTACGAGACCGGCGTGGGCGGACCGAACAAGCCCACCACGCTGGCCTCCGTGTTCGACCGGCTGCTCACGAGCTTCGGCGCGGAGGACTTCCACGTGAAGCTGCCGAACGGGTCGGAGGTCACGCTCCAGGCCGCGCTCAACTCGCTGCTGCCCATCTACAAGAACGTGAAAAGCCCGCTGTACGGCGCCATCGGCAACGGCGTGGCGAACGACCGACCGGCCATCCAGGCCGCGATCGACGCGGCGTACCTGGAGGGTGGAGGCACGGTGTTCTTTCCGGCCGGCACGTACTTGCTCGACACGGTGTCCCTGAACGTGCCTGGAGGCGTGAGCTTGGTGGGCTCGGGCGCTGCGGCGTCGAAGATCCAGTCGCCGTCCATTGTGGATCCGGTCGTCTGCATCCCCTCTCCCGCCAGCGTTCCCTTCCCGACGCCGCCGCTGGGCTCGCCCGTGGCGCAGACCATTCAGGGGCTGAGCTTCTCGCACACGCTGCCGGCGGGGAAGGTCACGCTCTTCATCAAGAACGGCTACCGGGTCACGGTGAAGAGCTGCTGGTTCGCCGTGCGGTCCGACGCGGCCATCTTGACCGAGAGCGGCGTGGCCCTCGGGGTTGACGACTGTGACTTCGACATCACCGGGGCGGGCGCCGCCATCGTTACGGGCGGCGGACTTCACGACCAGCGCACGGACGTGCGGCGGTGCCGGTTCGTGATGCGTGCCACGGCCACCGTCGTGCTCGGCATTCTGCGCGGCGCGGGGCTTCACCTGCTCGGGTGCGTCTACGACGGGTCCCTGGCGGGCGTCTCGAACGCGGTCGTCGTGTCACCCGTCTTAGCCGGCGGCGGCACCTACGGATCTGTCCGGTGCTGCGAGTTCATCGACTCCGCTGCACGGCCCATCATCTGCATGAGCCTCTCCCCCAGCCTGGCGACCGAGTGGTTCACGGAGGACGGGAACTTCTTGACGGGTCTGAACAGCGGCTCGAGGTTGTACGGCGGCGCGTACGGTACAGCGGCGGGCTACTACTGCAGGCTCGGCACGCGCGAGTCTCGCGCCAGATCGATCGTCACTGCGGCCACGCCCATCAGCATCCTCACCACGGATCAGCACGGCATCTACACCGTGCGCTTTACCGGCACGAGCAACTTCACCATCGACCTCGATCTCAACGCGCCCCTCGGCGCCCGTGCCCGGGTGCTCGTGTGGAATGGCGACGTAGCGAGTCGAACGCTCACCTTCGGCAGCGGCATTCGCGGCGGCACGTTCGTGATCGGCGCGGGCAAGATGATTGGCCTCGAGTTCGTGCGCGCGGTCCTCAACAACGGCATCACCAACTTCTCGGCGTGGTTCATGGTCGGCACGAGCGGCATCCTGACCACGGGCACCGACTCGGGATACCCGGTGTAACCATGCCGATCCAGCCCATCCCGTTTGGTCCCAACCAGCAGAGCGGTCTCGACGCGCTGTCCTCGAGCATCCAGCTCGCGACAAACGTCGTGGTCGACCAGTCGGGCGCCGTGCGGCGGCGGCCTGGCATCTCTCTCTACCCGGGCGCCCCCTCGCTCCCCGTGGACCCGGACGGGCTCGACGGCGTGCACATCACGGTGGGCGGCAAGGTGTACCTGGCTGGCGGCTCGGCACCCATCCGCAAGCTCTACCGTGTGGCCGGCGGCATGGTTGCGGACCTGTCTGGGTCGGACGAGGCTCGGCTGATCGGAGAGGGCCGGCCCGTGTGGGCAGAGACCGAGGCAATGGTGGCTGTCACCGCGGGGAGCCTGGCGCAGAAGATCCTCATCGCCACCGACCAGAGCTCGCGCCTCGGCGGCAATCCTCCGGCCTGCTCGCACATCGTGGCGAACACGAGCCGCTTGCTCGTGAACAACGTCATCGGCAACCTGAACCGCGTCAACTACTCCGACCTCGCCGCTGGCTCGTCCATCGCGGGCCACGAGACCTGGAACGCAGGCGAGGCGGGTGATTACACGGGCGGGTCGCGCCCGGACCCTGTGCTCGCGCTTGCGGAGAACGGGAACGAAGTGTTCATGTTCGGCGCGACGTTCATGCAGATGCATACGCATGACGACAATCCCGACGTCGTGTACGCCACGGTGTCGTCGCGCGAGTACGGCTGCGGCGCGCCCTACTCCGTCGTGCGCCTGGACGACAAGCTGATGTGGCTCGATCACCGGCGGCGCTTCGTGATCTCCGACGGCCGCCAGGTGGAGGTCGCCTCCGCGATGATCCAGAAGACGCTCGACGACATCGAGATGGTCAGCGACGTGTTCGGCTACCGGCTCGTGCTCGGGCCCGTGGACGTGGCCGTGTGGACGTTTCCCACCGACGGGCGCAGCTTCGCCTTCGCCAACGGCTCCTGGTCCCAGTGGACGGGCTGGAACGAGGTCTCGGCGACGTTCGCCCGGCTCGGCGTGCGGTGCGCCGCCACCCACCCCCTGACCGGACAGAACATCCTGGGCATGGCGGACGGGCGCGTCGGGCTGTTCGACCACAACGTGCACACCGACCTCGGGCGCACCATCCCCGTGCGGGCGTTCACCGGGTTTTTGAACCGCGGCACGGACGCCATCAAGCACGCCCTGGCCGTGCGGCTCGCGTTCCGACGGGGCGCAGTCACGTCGGGGCCGGAGCCCACGGCGATCCTGAGCTGGCGCGACGACGAGGGGGAGTGGTCGCCGGGGCTCGAGATTGGCCTGGGCGAGCCGGGAGACCGTCACCCGGTGGTGCTATTACGAAGCCTGGGGACGTACAGGCGGCGGCAGTGGAGACTGGACTTCGACGGCGATAGCGAGTTCGCTCTGGCCAGCGCCAGCGAAGAGTTCGAGCTCGAGGAGGAGGGCTGACCATGGGAGTCGATCAGTACGGCGGCGAAGACGGCATGGTCGGCTACAGCCCGTCCGGCAATTCCACCAGCGAGGGCGACATCCGCAGGGAAGGCGCCAGGTCGGGCGCCTCCGCTGCTGCCAAGGGAGCCGCTTCGGGGGCTGCCATCGGAGCGTCTGCTGGCTCGTTCATTGGTCCCTGGGGAACGGCCATCGGCGCCGCCTTGGGCACCATCGGCGGAGCGATCGCGGGCGGCGTTCGGGGGAAGCGAAAGGCGCGGCGGGAGCGCAAGAAGCAGCAGGCGTGGGAGAAGGCGAAGAAGCAGCTCGCGCAGGAGCGCTACCAGGCGCGCGTGGCCGCCCACAACAACGTGAAGCTGTCCTACTCGCCGGCCAACAACTGGCTGAAGGAGGCGTACGGGCCGAGCTCCGGGTTCGACCTGGAGAAGACGCCGTGGGGGCCTGCGAGCGGGCCGGCGCCGGCAGCAGCGGCGCCTCAGGGGTCGTGGTCGCCCTCCCAGTACGACAACCAGGCGAGGGGCAGCGGTAACAGGAGTACGCAGGCGCCCCCGAGCGAGGGCGCGCCCGCGGCCGCAGGCCCCTCCAAGAGCACGGGCAAGTACACCACGGATCTCGAGAAGCCCGAGGGGGGCAAGCCCCCCAAGCGACCCCAGGCGCGGTGAAGGAGTAAGCCATGGCAATCGGAAGCGCTGGCGGAACGACCATCGATTGGGGCAAGTACGGCGAAGGCTGGGGCAACCCGTCGATCGGCGGGACCACCGCCGGGGGTCTGGAGAACCCCGCCAAGACGAAGGAGCTGGCGGACAAGAAGGCGGCTGAGGAGGCGGCGGCGAAGGCAGCGGCGGACGCGAAGGCGAAGGCGGCCCTGCCTGAGAACGCGCCCAACGCGAACCCGCTCGGGCTTGCGGGGGCTCCGACGGGTAAGGACCTGGCGACGCCCGGCGTGTACGAGCAGGCCTTCGACGCGTATGGCGGCGGCTTCTTCGAGCCCGGCCAGCAGCAGGACTTTTGGGATCAGAATGCGGGCGCCTACAGCACGCCGGGCAAGGCCGAGGGCGTGGCCGGCGCCGTGGCCGACGACCTCTATCGCGGCTCGCAGGGCGGCACCTACGGGCAGGACTACTGGGAGGGCGTGGTCGGGAGAGGCACGTCCAAAGACCCGGGCATGATCGACGCGGCGTGGAAGAACATGCAGGGCGTCAGCGCCAACATGGACCCGTACTACGACCTGGCCTTTCAGGACTCGGCGCGTCAGCTCAACCAGGCCTCGGCGTCCCGCGGCCGGTTCAACAGCACGGGAGCGATGAACCAGATCACCCAGGCGTCCACGCGCCTGAACGCGCAGCAAGCGAAGGACGAGGCTGGCTATCAGCTCGATCGCGCGAAGGCGATGGGAGACCTGGCGGTCAGCGGGACGGCGGGCAAGGCCGACTGGATGACGAACATGGGAAACCTCGCGTTCGGCGCGGCGGACGAGAAGCGCGAGTACGGTGAAGCGGCGTCGGCTGCCGCCAACATCGCGCAGACCAGCGAGCTCAACCGCCTGCACGAAGGCTTCGCGGCGGCGCTCGGCATCGACGTCGACCAGCTCAACAGTCTCATCGGCGGCATGGAGACGGCGGAAGGCGTCCAGGGCGCGCGCTTCGACCGCCTCAAGTACGAGCAGGAGCAGCTCATGAAGATCGCGGACCGGATCCTGGGCTACTACGACGGGGTGAACACGGCGGACCAGAACAAGGGCGAGACCGGGGTCGCGACCAGCCTGGCCCAGCAGGAAGAGAAGCGGCGGTTGGAGGAGGAGGAGGCCAACCGGCGCAGACAGGAGCTGGCTGATGCTCAAGCAAGTCTGCAGGAGTCTTATGGCGGTGGCGCTGGTGCTGCTGGTGCCGCGGGCGCGGGCGGCGCCAAGCCCTGAAGGAGTCGATATGCCTTTCTCGCCTGAACATTTCATGGCTCCGGAGGGAGAAGCGCTCCCCTGGGCGCAGCTCGCCTCGCAGACGTCCGCACGTCAGCAGGACGCGATCCGCGCGCATCGTCAGGAGCGCGAGCAGAAGCGTCAGTTCGACGAGCAGCAGCAGCGCCTGCTCACAAACGACGCGACGGCGCGCGACCAGTTCGCTCAGGCGCAGGCCCTCGAGCAAGACAAGTTGCGGTACCAGGTCTGGAAGGAGAAGAACGACCAGGCGTTCAAGCGCCAGGAGGACCTCGAGGAGGGCATGGCGATCCTCGACAAGGCCTGGACCGAGTCGGACCTGATCGAGGACTACGACACCGCCGCGGAGATGGCGGGCAGCGTCTACGACTTGGTGATCGTGCCCAAGGGCAGCATCCCAGAGGGGATGGGTCCTCAGATCGCCGCGGAGACGGAAGCCGAGGTGACTGCGGAGCTCGGCCCCTCGCCGGACGCCCCCGCGGGCACTGTGCCGCCCGTCGCAGCGTCGGAGATGAAGCCCGCGCCTGGTACTGTGCCGCCCGTCGCAGCGTCGGAGATGAAGCCCGCGCCTGGTACTGTGCCGCCCGTCGCAGCGTCGGAGATGCGCGTCGGCGGGGCCCCTGCGCCCGCTGGAGTGGCTCCCGTGCCTCCGGCTCCCATGCCGTCGCCGCCAGTCGACCCGAACGCGGTGCCTCCGGCTCCCATGCCGTCGCCTACGGTGACGACGGGCGCGTCGGAGGTTGCGACCACGGCCGGCATCCTCGGGAGGACCGAGGGCAAGGTGCCGGCGGTTCCGGAGGCCGCGCCCACGGCCGAGGAGGCGGCGAAGGCCGACAAGGAGAACCCCTACGTCGAGCCGTCGCAGAAGATGCCCCCCGCGAACCTGGCCCAGGCCGAGGACCAGCTCAGGCGGATGAAGCCCGTGACGGACTTGGAGTCGCAGAGCCGGATCTCCACGGAAGCGCAGATGGCGGTCAGCTACCAGAGGCGAATCGAGACCCTCAAGACGATGGGCCTCTCGCCGACGGCGTTCGCCATCGCAGCGAACTTCGCAGCGCGCGTGCACGGCATGCCCCCCGTGGCGGTCCCTCCGGGGCCGGTGGCAGACCCCAACGCGCCGCCTGATGCGCAGGGCATGGGCGAGTGGAACGTGGAGATGCCCCCGGGCGTGAAAGAGTTCGCGGAGTCGCCGCCGGACGTCACCCCGAGCGCTCTGCGTGACGCGATGCAGAGCGGCGGGCACGACATCTACGACAGGCGCACGGGCAAGAAGCTCGCGACGCGCGACTTCGCCACCATCCAGGAAAAGCGCATGCAGAAGCGGCGCGAGGAGATTGCGCCGATCATCGCCGGCCTCGGAACGACCCAGAAGGAGCACGAGCAGATCAAGGCCGTCGCGGAGTCGTTCATCCTTTCGGGTGACAAGAAGTACCTCGACATCCTGCAGTCCCTGATCCGCATCAACGCGACCGGGGAGTTCAGGGGTCAGACGCAAAACCGCGCCGACCGCACCGAGTTCCTCAACGTCACGAAGGAGATGCAGGCCCAGGCCGACAGGATCGTGAACGACGCCCACCAGAACGAGGGGCTCACGAAGATGAAGGAGACCGTCGCCAACACGAACAACAGCCTCGCTGTTCTTCGCAGTAACCCGGGCTCGCTTCAGCAGCGCAAGGTGATGACCGACCTGCTCAAGGCGGCTCACAACGGCAGAGCGACGGACAAGGACCAGGAGACGTCATTCCGCGCCGGTCTCTGGAACGACGTCGAGACCCTGTGGGGTTACCTCGGTGAGGAGGGCGAGCTCCCCGCGGGCTTCATGAAGCAGCTCGAGGACGTCGTCAAAGACATCAACGTGGGCGAGCGTCGGAAGCAGATCATCGTGGCCAAGTCCATGGCGCAGCAGGTGTACGAGAACTTCTACATGCAGAGCGTCGCCCCCCAGGCCAGCGCGTGGCAGGCCAAGGCGATCTTGCGCCGGAGCTTCCCGGACATGCCCCAGGGCCTCATCAACGGCATGGTGGAGGAGGCGGCCAAGAACGCCCCGCCCCTCGGCGCAGCTGCCGTGGGCTACGGCACCCCGCGCGCCACCTCGAGCTCCGAGCGCACAGGAGCAACCGTGATCGTAAGGGGGCCGAAGACCGAAGGCGAGCCGGCGCCGAAGCCGAAGCCGAAGGGCAAGAAGGGGCCGCTAAACGTCAACCAGTACCGGGGCATGGGCGGGACCTCTCCGGCAGGCGCAGCCCCACCGGCAGGGAAGTGATCCATGGGAGCCCCTAAAGAAGCGCCGGACGACCCGGTCAAGCAGCTCGATGCCTGGGTCAAGCTCTGGTACGAGACCAACGGCGACGAGGGGATCAGCCCCGAGGACCGCGCCGCCGCGCTCAAGCAGCGGCCCTGGGAGCAGGACGTGGACGCGGGCACGCCCGATGCTGGCGTGGTCACGGATGTCGAGTCCGACGAGCCCGTCCTCACCGCGGGTCCGCCGACGCCTCCGCCTGGCACCCGGCCGCCGCCCCCGGCGTCCAGCCTGGCCAAGGAGGAAGAGGCCTACGCCACGGGCACGAGCACAGTGACTTCCCGGCCCGCGCCCGTGGAGAAGTCGGCCGGCGAGCTCATGAAGGAGTACAAGACGCCCGAGCCGTACGTGCGCCCGAGCAACCACGTGCCTGGCCACCCCGCGGGGCCCATGCAGGACGGCTCGTGGTGGGACAGCATGGTGAGGAACGTCCCCCAGGTGCTCCGCGACCAGATCCTGAACGCGGGTGTGATGCCCTCGCAGAGCCCTGTGTACATCGAGCCGAGCGACGAGGAGGCCATCGCCGGAGTGACCGCCGAAGCTGAGGCGCAGGGGCTGAGGCCGAAGACCAGCTACCCCTACCTGCAGGCGTGGAAGGACAAGCAGTATGCGCTGGCGTACGACGACGCGCAGAAGCGCGGCGATCCGATCTACAGGGGCCGCGACATCGACGAGAACTCGCCCGGCTTCATGCAGACTGCGAAGTGGACCTCGGACGCGCTCCGCTCCTCCGAGTCCTTCCTTCGCGGGGTCGATGAAGCCGCGCTCTTCGGCACCGTGGGCAACGCCATCGACGAAGAGAAGGTCACCCGGGGCATCCCGGCCTTCTATCGCCACTCCCTCGAGACGGTGGGCATCCCGCCGCCGGCCTTCCTGGGCTCGGACGAGGAGGACCAGGCGGCCATCCGGCACAACATGACCCAGGGCGAGCGCGTGGTGGCGGAGAACCCCGGGTGGAACTTCGCGGGCAACGTGGCCGGGTCGCTCGTCCCCGAGGGCGCGGGCAACATGGTCGGCAAGCTTGTGGGCAAGGGGATGAAAGGGCTCTCCCCTGGTCGGGGCATGATCAGCGGCATGGCACGCGGCGGCGTCGAGGCTGGCGTGACGGGCGCTGCCGAGAACCTGGCGACCTCCGAGCTCCGCAACGACGTGCGCGCGGAGGCGGGACTCGAGGAGGTCCCCCTCACCTACCAGCTCGAGGGCGCTGCGGAGGCGGGGCTCATGTCGGCGGGGCTCGGCACCGTCCTGAGCGCCCCGAAGGGCATCGCGCGGGGCCTGCGCGAGGACAACGACGCGACGAGCGCCTACCACAACCGGCTCGAGAAGGGGACGGACGAGTCGAGCACCCAGTTCGCCAACTGGAAGGGCCTTCGGGCCCCCGAGGGGCACGAGGAGCTGGTGCAGAGATACCCGGAGGAGGGGTCCTACCAGGGCGCGAAGCACGAGGCGGTGCAGGCTGCGGCCGACGACCTGATGCCGGCCACGAAGCTCGCCCAGGACGTTGCGGGCGACACGTCAGATCAGCTCACGAGCTCGTTCGCCGACCAGCACGACAACTGGGTCAGGGACGTCAAAGCGACGGCTGACTTCCTTGTCCCCGACCAGACGAAGACCGCGCTCAAGACCGAGGAGGGCGTCCGCCGCTTCACGGAGCGGGTGATGAACTTCGTGGACGCCAAGAAGGTCGAGCGCATGGACCGTCATGCGAGCGAGCTCGGGGGGGTTCGTCAGCAGCTGGGCGTGCCCGAGGCTCCGCCCATCCCGGGCCCGGACATGATGATCGGGGAGATTGCCGCGGCGCGCGCAACGAAGGCACAGGGCGACTACGGTCTCACGACCGACTACCCGTCCGTCTCCACGCAGCCGATCATCGACGAGCACTTCCGGATCGCCCAAAGCCTGGCCTTCGACGACGGGGCGCACATGCCGAGTGCGACGCATCAGAAGTTCAAGGAGGCGGTGGACTCGCTCTTCACGGAGAAGGTCGTCGACGCGAAGGAGGCCTCCCTCTACAACAACGTCGCCCTGGACATGAGGGTGACCAAGGAGGGCATGGTGAGGGTCAAGTTCGCGCGCAAGGTCCACGCGCGCGAGCTCGGCGATATCATCCAGGCCTTCGACGAGATGAGCAAGTACGCGGACAACACCGCGGACCCCAACGCGGCGCGGTACAAGGGCCTCGGCGCCGTGGCGCGCGACCTGCGCGAGTCGGCGTTCAAGCTCGAGGCCGACCTCAAGGGCCGGCAGCACCTGGAGATCCTGGACAACGAGGCGATGCTTCGCAGCATCGGGCTCGAGAAGAACGTCGCCAACGTCACCCCCGGCGACGTCGACCAGGCTACGACCGTGCTGAGCAACATCAAGGGCATGCTCAAGGACGAGCACATCAAGACGCCCGGCGGCCTCGCTCTTCCGCGTCAGGAGTTCGAGCGCTGGCTCTACGACCAGGACCCCGACGGCCTGTTCAACGAGTACATGGTGCTGCGCGATCTGACCACGCAGTCGGAGCGGGCGGCCTCCTTCGACATCACCGTGGGCGCTCTCCCGCGCACGCAGTCGGAGGCGTTCAAGTCGCTCGAGGATGGGATCACCGGCAGAGACCGCGACGCAGAAGCTGTGGTGGGGAGCTTCAAGAACGTGCGCCAGCAGGTGGAGCAGATGCGCGTCCAGCAGAAGCACCGGCGCGACATCTTCGACGTCCTGGGCATGGGACAGAACTTCGAGACGATGTCGGCGGACACGCGCAAGAAGATGCAGATCACGATGAACCAGGTGCTGCTCGAGGGCGGCCCCAAGTTCGACCGGCTCAGGGAGCTGGTCACGCCCGAGCAGCGGAAGCTGATGGACACCGCGCGCCAGGCGGCGGGCGACGTGGACACGATGTTCAGGACGCTCGGCTTCGGCCCCGACGACAAGCTCCCCGGCTTCGACAAGGTCAAGCGGCAGGAGGTGGTCCAGGGCCTGCACAAGGTGTTCGAGAAGTTCGAGAAATACGGGGAAAACATCGACTTCGACCGCTCCGTGCGGGAGATCTTCAAGGACTCCCCGAACGTGAGAAAGGCCCTCACGCGCATGAGCAAGGAGCGCGCGTTTCAGTGGCTGCGCAACGACTTCAAGGGCATGTCGAAGGAGATGGGCGGGGCCTCGCGGCCCTTCCACGCGTTCCTGTCTGACTTCTTTCAGAACCATCTCGACTCGATGACGAATTATCAGTCGAGCAAGCAGAACGCGCTCAACCCGTTCGACGTGCCCACGCCGTACGCGCTCGGGATCATGAACACCAGCGAGGACGAGCCCATGACGTCCGAGTGGACGCAGACGCCGCAGGAGAGCGGCGGCCGAGACCTGGGCTACGGGTCAGATCTCATGTCCGGCCCTGCGCCACGGGAGCCCATGATCGCGCGGCTGTCCGTGGTAAAGGCGATGAATGCACTGATGCGCGCCGTCGACTTGATCGACGCAGAGGAGAAGCCATGAGTCAACCAGTAGGCGCCAAGTACTGGCAGAACGTCACCCTGGGCGCTGCGCTCAACGGTCCAGTCCTGCGCTGCCCCTACAACGGCCGCCTGTGGGGCACGTTCACGTGGACCGGCACCCCGACGGGCACGTTCGCGCTCGAGACGCGCGTCGCCGGCGGGCCGTGGGCGGTGGTGCCTGGCGCGGCGGCGGCCTGGACCACGCAGCCTGGTGGCGCTGCACAGGCCAGCCCCATCTACGTGAACTGGGTGAACGTCCCGGGCGATGAGTTCCGAATCACCTACGCAGGCGCTGGCGCCGGCACGGTGACCGCGCACATCGGCTTCGGGGACTCGCAGGAGGGCTGACCGTGCCAGTGCTCGGCATCGACCTTGCGCGGCACCTGGGCATCGAGCTGGGCATCGACCTGGCCGGCGGCGGTGCCGTGGTGCCACCGCCCGAGGTGCCCCTTACCATCCCCGGTCTGGGCGCCTGGTACGACAGCCGCACCAACGACTATTTCGCGCTCAGGGAGGTCTCGCCCACGGAGAAGTACATCACGACGTGGCTGAGCCGCGCGGGCTCGATGGGGGCCGTGCCGCTCACGCAGGGGATTGCGAGTAACCAGCCGTTGCGTGTGCTGGGCGCCGCCGTGATGAACAATCAGCAGAGCGTGTTGCTCGATGGCGTGGATGACTTCATGTCAGCAGCCGTAGCTGCTGACTGGACATTTCTTCACGACGGCAGCGGCCACACGGTCGTCACTGTCGAGAGGGTCGACTCGACAGACGACTCCAACTCGACCTTGATGGGTACTACCTCAGGCAACAACCTGAACAGCGGCATCTACCAAAACTTCGCCACGGCGAACATGACGCTGAGGATCAGCAACTCGTCAGGCGCTGGCTTCGTTAGCAACTGGGCCGTCGCCGCCCCCACGCACTACGCCAGGGACGTATCTCGCTGGCGGGCAGAGGCACACGTCACGGGCACGAGAACCAGCGCAGTGAGCGGTAGCTTGCTGACGAATCCGGACACCGTCGGGCAGCCGCCGAGCGCTGTCAATCCAGAGTACCCGCTACGCCTGGGCAGGTCTGCAAACGCGGTCACGTCATACAAGGGCCACATCCCGCAGATCCTCGTCTACAAGCGCGGGCTGACCGCGCCCGAAATGGCTTCGCTCGGCGCATTCTTCGCGCCCATCTATGGAGTGGCAGCATGAAACAACTCGTAGGACTCACGCCCGCGGTCACCGACCAGCGCGACGCCTTCGATGTGCTCGAGGGCCTCCCGGCGCGCGCCGACGACATCGGCGAGGCGCTCCTGCCGTACGTGCCTGACGAGTACCACGAGGGCGCGATCGGCTGGACGGGCCACGCGTTCGACCTGCTGGAGCTCGAGGACCCCGAGACGGGCGAGCTGACCGGCGAAGCGGTGATCCGCGTGCCTGACGAGCTCCACGCCGAGCACCCCGATGGTACGGTGGCCGAGCTGTCCGACGGCCGCTTCGTGACAATCGACTTGTCGGCCGCGGTCGACGTACAAACGCAAGGAGGAGGCCCCATGCATCACTTCGAAGGGTTCGACGGCGACGACGTCTGGGTGCGCTCCGTGCGCGTTGCCATCGTGCACCAGGACCCCGTCATGGGCGGCACGTTCATCTACTTCCCCGGCGGCGAAGATCCCCTGCGGGTGATCGAGCAGTTCGCCGACGTGGTGAACGCGCTGCAACCCGAGATCCAGATCGGGCTCATCCAGCTCACGGCCGAGGAGGGGTTCGTCGCCATCAACCCGCGGTACGTCCTGTCGGTCACCGAGTCCGTGCACGGCGGGGCCCGCGTGGCCATCTCCGGCGGGCGCACGTTCGATGTGACCCAGACCCTGGACGACGTGGTCGGGGCGCTCGGGCTGTGACCCGCCTCCTCGCCGCCTGCGCGCTCCTCTCGAGCTGCGTGTTCGGCGGACGTGGACCCGTCACGTACGGGGAGTGCGCAGTCGCATGCGGCGACCTCGGCGTGGCTGCCTTCTACCCAGGGCGACGCGCCATGATGTTCGCCTGCACCTGCAAGGCGCCCGTTCCCAACGAGTGACGCCTGTCAACAATTGACGGGGCCACCACTGCGATTTTTGTCACCTTCGCGGAGCGGGTGTGCAGAATGTCGCGGTGATGCGGATGGGCGCATCCATCCAACTGAAGAGAGACGGGGGACTCATGAGGAAAAGGTCGAAGAAGAATTACGGAGCGCTGCGCGGGGTGCGCGTGAGCACGAGGGACCTGGCTGAGACCGCTGCGGAGAAGATCCTCGAGCTCGCCTACGATATCGGCGGAGAGATCGACCACCAGTACGGCTGGAAGGCATACGCGGCACGCAGGATAGGGATCGACGCGCGAATTCTGGTGGCGTTGCAGAAGGGCAGCTACGGCCCGCACAACGGCGTGGGCCTGGCCCTCATCCAGCGTGTGGCGCGGAAGATCGGACTGTCAGTCTCCGAGCTGTTGGGGGAAGGCTGATGACCATGAACGTCGAAACGGTTCGCGTAGAGACCGAGCTGCGCCACACCGAAGAGGAGCTGCGCGCGACCATCGACGAGCTCGAGTCGCGCCATCGCTTCATGATGGCGATCGTGGACCAGCTCGCGCACCACGGGGAGCGCTGCTTCCTTGCCGCCGAGCTGATGTCGAAGAAGTGCGCCGTGCGCGAGGAGGAGATGAAGACCTGCGTGGTGGACCTGCTCGCTGTGGTGGCGGGCAGCCCCTGCTGCTGCGGCAACGGCTGCGCGCCCGGCTCCTGCTTGCTCCTCCCCATGGACGAGCTGCGCGCGCCGCTGATCCAGCTCGCCGTCGGGGCGGGCGTCGTGAGGGCGCCATGAAACACTGGCTGGTAACCGTCGACAAGTGCGCCGTCTCGTGGCTGGTCCAGGCGAACACGCCCGTGGAGGCCCTCGAGCGTGCGCACGAGCGGCACCTGCGCGGCGAGCACCCCGAGAAGGTCGAGTGCGAGGAGAGCTCGGCGCAGGTCGAGGAGGTGCACATCCACCGCATGGAGATGAACCTCGAGGAGATCCTTCGCCAGCCCGACGGGGAGGGGAACTGACATGACCAAGCATCCCAAGGACATGAACGCCGTCCTCGAGCAGCTCAGCAAGACGATCTGCCAGCTCGCCGCCGACCACGATATCAACGTCGCGGTGGCGCTGAGCTACGAGACGGCCGACGGCCGGCTGCGCTTCTCTGCGTTCGGCAACGTCGACCCAGAGGAGATCCGGGTGATGTTCGAGCACGGCGCGAGGGTGGTCAGGGACACCGCCCCGGACCGCACCTACGAACACAAGGCCGACGCATGAGCCCGGTCGACCCCCCCGACCACTTGCGGCTGGTGATCACCGGCAGCCGGCACGGACGGCACGACGTCGCGCTCGCCCTCGACGCCTGGGTCCGCCGACACGGCCCCCCGCTGCTCGTGGTCGTCGGCGACCAGAAGGGCGTCGACACCCAGGCCTGGGAGTGGGCCAAGAAGCACGACTACCCCTGGGTCCGGGAGAAGGTCCGCCAGGGCGAGTGGCCGGAGTGCTTCTACGACCGCAACCAGCGCATGGTCAACCACGGCCAGCGCGGCGACCACCTGCTCGCCTTCCCCGTCCAGGACTCCAAGGGGACCTGGCACTGCTTCGCCCGCGGGAAGGAGCGCGGCCTCGTCTGCGCCGAGGTCACCCGCTGGTGGTTCGAGCGCTACCCCCCGCAGTCCTGATCTCAGCCCTCCCCGCTGAGCCCGGAAAAGTTCCCAGACGGTTCCCAGATTGAGCGCCCTTTTGGGGGCTCAGCATGGCTCGCGGGGCTAACGGCGTATCTCGCGGCTGTCGCATGATTCCCGCAAGATACGCCGTTTTTCTGCTGTGCTCACAGGCCCTGAGGGTGAGTTTGGGAGTTAGAAGTCGTCGGTTCAAATCCGACCACCCCGACCGAATGATTCCCAGCACTTAGGACCGACGGCCATGACCCCAGAAACCCCCAGTTCCCAGAGAAGTTCCCAGTTCCCCGAGGACCTCGCCGCGGCGCTCGCCCGCCTGGTCGAAGCGATGGAGCGGCGCGACCAGCGCGAGGAGCGTCTGGTGCGCGCCCTCGAGCTCATCGTGCAGGTCGAGCAGCGCAAGCTCTCGGCTGCCGAGAACGCCCGCCTGAAGGCCCTGTCGAAGTCGGGCCCCACGACGCCCGAGGACATCGCGCAGGTCCGCCGCGTGATGGCCAGGCACCGGGCGAAGCACGGGGGGTGATGTGCCACCAAAAGCCCCCAGCCCCCAGGTCGTGTGGAAGCCGTGCACGCCCAGCGCTCCCTCCCCCCAGGAGTGGTTCACCACGGAGGAGGCGGCCGTCTACCTGCGCACGACAGCGAAGGCGCTGATCCAGCGCATCGGGCGCGGCACCCTCGTCCCCGACAGCCGGGGCCAGCGCGGGCGCGGCAGGCAGCACATGTTCCGCCGGGCGACGCTGGACGCCCACTACACGAACAGTGGGGAGTAGCGTGGGCTCAGCCCGTCGCGCGCACGAGCGAGAAGACCTTGCCCACCACGGTGGCCTTCTCGGCCATGGAGACGTGGGAGTAGTGCTCGGTCATCTCGATGTCGGCGTGGCCGGTCAGCGCTCGCACGGCGACCTCCTGGCCCTGGTTCTCGGCCGCCTGCCGGACGAGGTTGTTGAACGTGTGGCGGAGCCCGTGGACGGTGAAGTCCTGGGGCAGGTGCGGGAGCTTGGCCAGGGACTTGTGCAGCGGCCGGGCCGGCGCGGTGTTGTGCATGAGCTTGTCGGCTCGGCGGTGGGCGGGGAAGATCCAGTCGGCCTCGGCACCGGCTGCGGCCTCCTCGAAGTTCGGGACCCGCTGGCGCTTCATCCGCGCCACCAGCTCCTCCCGGCGCATGACCCGCTCGCTCTCGATGACGGCCTCGAGCTCGGGGAACAGAGGCAGGCTGCGCTTGCCGTTGCGCCCGCCCTTCCGTTTCTTGCTGGCGCTCTTCGTGGTGTCGAGCGCGCCCTTGTACTGCGCGCGGCGCACGCGGATGGAGCGCGCCTCGTGGTCGACGTCGGAGCACTTGAGCGCGGTGAGCTCTCCGAAGCGCAGGCCCGTGAAGGCGAGCACGAAGAAGAACGGGTACCAGCGCCGGTGGTGGACGCGAATGTGGGCGAGCAGCTCGGCGAGCTCGGGCGCCGTGAGGCTCCGGCCCCCTTCCTCCTCGTCGTCCTCCTCCTCGTCCAGCGTGTACTCGCGGAGCTCTTCCACGCGGCGCGTCGGGTCGCGCGGCAGGTTGAGGTCCTCGACCGCGTCCCGCATCAGCCGCTTGAAGAACCGCAGCCGACCGTTGACGGTCACGGGATCGATTGGCCGCTTCGTGGCTCCCTTCGCCCGCACCATCAGCAGGGCCTGCGCGTCGCGCCACCGCGCGAGGTCATCGCCCTCGATGGCGTCCACGAAGTAGTCGCCCATGGTGGGCAGGATGTCGTTGTCGAGGTAGCCGGCGTACAGGTCGCGCGTCGACTTCTTGAGGCTAGCC